AATAGAAACAGATGTGGCGGGGATGCTTGACAAGCAAAAGGAAGGAAGAGTATAATTATTCAAGGTCCTTTGGCAGAGAGCATTCCCGTTTGTCAAGGTTTTAAACTAATCGTCAGATATGGCAGTTAGTAAGCGGATATGGCGGAAGTGGCAGACGCGATAGATTTAGGTTCTATTGTCAACAGACGTGCAGGTTCAAGTCCTGTTATCCGCATTGCGTAATTATGGAAGCATAGCTCAGCCGGGATGAGCGTTCGCCTCACACGCGAAAGGTCAGGGGTTCGAGCCCCCTTGCTTCCACTCGAAAAAACCGATAAAATGGGCATTCCCGGGCAACGGGTAGTCGGATAGTAGTCAAAATAGTAGTCAAGCCTAAAACGAAAGGAGTTTTTTGCAAAGATTCCAATAATTTTATATTGAATGAAATGTGACGGATACATGACGGGTATACCGTCTTTTTTTATGCCAAAATTTAAGCATAAGGAGGGATGACCTTATGGGAAAATTCAAATTTTCAGATGAAACACTGGAACATATATTCAGCAAAGAACGTACAAGGGAAGTGCCGATTAAGTATCAATCAATCATGGTTCATGTGATCGAGGAAGTTTTAGGAGAAACGGGTAATGCTTATGAATTTCAGTCCGTTGGGACTTATGAACAAGCCGACATATCAGACACTTGATGAAGTTGAAATTGCGAAACAGATAGAATCAATGGAAGAAAGGGAGAACAGCCATGCCGCAGCCGATTATGAATCCGAACTATTTCAATCCGCAGTATAGAACACCTATGTACGGACAGTTTATGCCACAACAGGAGCAATTCCAACCACAGCAATTTATGCAACAGCCACAGCAAAACACAGTACAGATGTACGGTCGTATTGTACCGGCGCAAGAGTGCATAGCACCGAATGAGGTTCCTATGGATGGAAACACAGCATTTTTCCCAAAACAGGACCTGTCGGAGATCTATGCTAAATCCTGGGGAGCAGATGGGAAAATCTATACAAGGCTTTACAAGCCTGTTTTAGATGCAGACCCTAACAATTTACCGTCAGACACAGAAAAAGCGAAATTTGACCTATCAGACGAAGCCACAGCGGTATTTATGAAGCGTTTCGATGAACTGGAACAAAAGATTGAACAGTTGAAAACTTCGCAAACGCAAAGGAAAACTCCACAATCGCAAAGAAAGGATGATGCAGAATGAAAATGATGAATCCTATGCAGATGCTCAAAGGGATGGGAAATCCACAACAAATAATTCAAGGGATTATGGGAAATAGTCAGATGATGCAAAACCCCATGATTAGAAATGTAATGGGAATGGCGCAAAAAGGTGACATATCAGGTGTTGAAAATTTTGGCAGAAATATTGCTAAGGAACGTGGCGTAGATTTTGATTCTGAATTTGAAAAATTCAAGCGTCAATTTCCTATGAAGTAGATACTAAATTCTTGCAAGATTAAGTATAAAAAATCTTATATGGAGGTAAAAATTATGTTTGAGAGTAACAATACTCCCTTTACCATGCCTGTTATGCCTGCCAACAGCGGATATGGAAACAACGGTGCATGGGGTGACGATGGTGCATGGTGGATTATTATTTTCGTCCTTTTCTTCGCTTTTGGAGGTTGGGGCGGTAATGGATGGGGCGGTAATGGCTCTAATTCCAGTTACTACACCGATTCTGCACTGCAAAGAGGGTTCGACACCCAGTCTATCATCGGTAAACTGGACGGAATCAACAACGGTCTGTGTGACGGATTCTACGCTGTAAACAACGGTATGCTTACCGGATTTAATGGCGTAAATACCAACATTTTACAGACTGGCTATGGCATCCAACAGGCTATCAATGCAGACACCGTAGCAGGAATGCAGAATGCTAACGCTTTACAAGCACAGTTAGCACAGTGCTGCTGCGATACCAGTGAAGCTATCCAGGGTGTAAACTACAATATGGCAACGAATACTTGCGCATTGCAGAACACCATGAATAACAACACTCGTGATATTATCGACAGCCAGAATGCCGGTACAAGAGCAATCCTTGACTACTTATGTCAGGATAAGATCGCTACTCTGCAGGCAGAGAACAACGATCTGCGCAGAGCCGCTTCTCAGGATCGTCAGAATGCTCTTCTGACTACTGCCATGAGTGCACAGACACAGCAGATCATTAACGCTGTGAATCCTGCGCCCATTCCTGCATACCAGGTTCCTAACCCTAATGTATATTACGGATGCGGATGTGGTTGCAACACTGGTTGCGGATGCTAAAACTGCATATCGAGTAACTTAACCTTAAGGTTATGTCTGCTATGCAGAATTACTGACAACATGGGGCAGACTATATGGTTTGCCCCTTTGATTTTGAAAGAGAGGTTTTATTATGGCTGAATATACAGCAGTAGCATTACAGACTGTGGCAGCAGGAGCAGACGTTGCTTTTACCGAAACTGCCGTAAATGGAAGTAACTGTATCAATCATAGAGAGGGATCCGGAATTGTGAAGTTAAGAGGTATCACTAATCAGTGTCGTGCAAGATTCCTTGTAAGTTATTCCGGCAACATTCAGATTCCCACTGGTGGAACTGTTGAGGAAATTTCCCTTGCACTGGCAGTAGACGGAGAACCTTTGCAGTCCACAAGAATGATTGTAACTCCGGCAGCAGTAGAGAATTTCTTCAATGTTTCTGCACAGGCTTACATTGATGTTTCTCGTGGATGTTGCAGTACGGTAGCGGTTCAGAACACTTCCGCACAGCCTATTCAGGTACAGAACAGTAATTTAATTGCCGTTCGTGAAGCGTAGGAGGTGAAAATCATGGATGTTAAAAGAATGCATGAAATGATTGAAAAACTTTCTGAATGCGCTAAAACGCAGTTTGACAAGGGCATCGACCATGTAGACACTTGCGAAATGGGAAAAGTAGTTGATATGATGAAAGACTTGTCGGAAGCCATGTACTACCGGGAACTGACAAAAACCATGCAGGAATATGACCCGGACGAAGTCATGGAAATGTTTGAACGTTACGGTGATGGTGGCAGACGGTACTATGACCATTACCGCTATGCTGACGGCAGATTTGCACCTAAAGGTCGTGGAACCTACCGCAGAGGTTATGAAGAGCCACCCTATTACCACATGACCCCGGAAATGTATCACCGTGACATGGACAGAGACATGGGGCGTATGTACTACACAGAAACTTCTTCATCCGGTATGCGTGATGCAAGAGAGGGCAGAAGTGGCATGAGCCGCAGAACCTACATGGAAAATAAGGAACTGCATAAGGCAAATACACAGCAGGACAAAGAAGCAAAAGTCCGTGACCTGAACACCTACATGACCGAACTTGCAAACGACATGACGGAGATTATCAACGATGCAACACCGGAAGAAAAGACGGTACTGCGGAACAAGCTGTCTGCACTGGTAACAAAAATCGGTTAAAACACTTAAGGGGCTTATTTAGCCCCTTTTATGTTGGAGGTGGTAAGTTGTTCACGATAAATGGAATGGACTGGAATTTAAGCCGTGTACGCAGTCACAGCCCTATGCTGATGCGTTCTGACGGTACATATACGTTTGGCATGACAGACAGGAACACAAGAGACATTTACATATCAAATATGATTCATGGTAATTTCTATGACCGTGTCCTGTGCCATGAGTTGTGCCATGCGTTCTGCCTGTCCTACAATTTGACTATGGATATTCAGACAGAAGAGATTGTTGCAGACTTTTTGGCTACCTACGGAAGAGAAGTGTTTGCGCTTGCTGATGAACTGATAAGCGGATACATGGAAAGAATGGCATAAAAAAGACCCCTGTTATGGGGTCTCTTCTGTTGCACAGTTATCAACATCTTGCTGAAGAATTTTAGATGCAAGTTCTGAAAGCTGTGGGAAGTATGTGATTACTTCGGAATTTCTGCATTTCCAGTTTCCGGTCGTTGCGCTGTAAATTCTATTTGCTTCATCAAAATTATACGTTCTTCCCAAAACTTCAAGTAAGTGGTGCATATATTCCTTTGATGTAATGTCGTAGCAACGGCAGATGTAGTTGATTTTGCCACGGTTGATGCAGAACCAGTCTGTTTCAAACTCTAATGTCGGCTTTTCCTCGATTGCTGTGGTGGAAGTAGGTGCTGGATGTTGATTTCTTAATGCAAAATAAGCATTGACAAGGCTCCTCTGAACTTTCCATGATAAATCATCCTTAAATGGCTTTACAAGCATAAGGTATCCGCTTTCGGTGAATACAGTAATACCTCTGTTTGGAATATCAATATTTCTAATGTCCACCCGGTGGACATTAGAATTTTCTTTTTCCAAAACAATATAATCAACGCCATTTATAAAGCGCTTTTTGTTTCTATTAAACGCTTTTCTAGCCGTGCCACTTGGTCTTTTATGAACAAGGTCGATATCGTCAAAAGTAACAACCATCTGACCATTGTATTCTCTGACATCTAACTCTGTTCCTTCAACGTTTACAATATTTTCCATATTATTTTTCCTTTCTTTTATCTATCACAAAGTATATTTGTATATGCCAATATGCATTTGAGGAAATGAATGCTGGTATTTTCAAGGTTACAGATAATTTTTTTGATAAGTTCTTCTCTCATTTTCAGCTCCTCCATTTAATCAAAAATAATTTGCCAAAAGGAAGATGCAGTGCTATAATTTACATAATCCTTTTGGGGTAAAGGAGCAGCCGGTTACTTTGCGGGTATGGCTGCTCCTTCTTTTTTAGTTTCCGATTTCTTCATCAACTTTTTCGTTAAACCATTTCGTTTTAGTCAATCCTTTTTGGGAAAGTTTTTCCTCTAACTTCTCAAACTTTTCCTTTTCGATTTCAACACTAAAATTTTTTGTTTTCTTTCTTCGCTCTTTGAAGTAATCGGCTCTGCTTTTAGGTGCTATGGGTATCACCTCCTTGTTTCGAGATACATTATATAATGTTTCGAGATACAAGTCAAGCATTTTTTCAAAAAATAAAAATGCACTAGATTGAATCTAGGGCGTCTATCATCCGACCAGTTTATTCACCGACTTATTTTCCAAAAATTCCTTAATTTCTCCGTATCCCCAACCGTATCCAACCAGTGAACTTACAAGCATTTCTGCATTCTGAACTAACAGTAGTTCTTCCTCAGTCAGATAATCCCGGATGTTTTCTTTATTGCCAATATTAAGGTCAAGCCGTAATTGCTTTGCGGTTTTTCCGAATACTGATTTATAAATCAAATCGGTGTAGGTAGAGTATGCATGACCGTGCATCCGTTCATTTTCGGAAGTCCTCTGCAAACTATCCGTAAGTACCCTGCGGACACCAATTCCTTTTTCACGTTCCCGTATTTTGCCGATAAGAGCCTTTTCCATAGCGTTAAACTGCTTAATATAAGCCATTTTAAATTGTATAGCTTTCTCGCCTGTGTATCCCATGACCAAAAGCGTAAAGCCATCTCTGTTCATGTAATACATAGGATTTTTCTTTCCGTTTGATGCCTTATATTCTGTCTCATAGAATAGCCCCGAAAATTCGGGTGTACTAATTTTTGATGCAATCTCACGTATATCTTCAATTACGTGATAATGTTCTTTTCCGAATGTTTCTGCAACATCAAGGCTCGTTACAACGGTTACTTCTTCTTTGTTTACTGTTTTGATTTCAACTAACATTTTCTACCTCCAAACAATACATTGTCATGGGGCAGAAGAGCATAAAAATAAGCCCACTACCCCTGTTACTGTTGGAGTAGCGAGCTTCCAATCTTTTTTTGGTCTGTCTTTATTCCGGGTCTTGGTTGCAATCTAGGCTGTCTAATCAGCTTTCACTCGCCGGACATGGTGCAAGACTTCCTAACTGACACACATTATATCATGACGAACGTAGATTCGCAACACAAAAAAATAAGAGCACCCTTGCGGATGCCCTTAAAATCCTATATTCTATTGTAATTTGAGTACTTCTTTGTTTCCAGTCCAAATGCTTGTTTCATATTCCAGTTCAATGCTCTGCGCATCCTGCGGAACTACAAATGCAATCTTGTAAGATGTTTTTCTGCCACTTGAAAGATTTGCATTCAACGAAGAACTATCAACAACACTGTAATTTTGTTCACAATCTGTATCGTCTGCGTAGCACTGGAAATCGTAGATGCTTACATACTTATCATCTTTACTGTTGTTCTGATAGGAAACATCAATCATAATGTATTTTGTTCCATCAGCAGGAGCGTTCCAACCGTATTCATCCTCATAATCAGTGTAGTCAAGGTCAAAATCATTTATTGTAACTTGCAAGCCGTCCGCATCGAATGTGTAACCGGGAGAAATAACAGTACCACTAGGTACTTCCGCTTCTTCAACTTTAGATTCCGGTGTGATTTCTGATACTGCGGCAGAACTTTCCGTTGTTGCAGAAACTGATGCTTGTGTTCCAGTAGATTCCTTGCTACTATCGGATACACTATTTACAAACAATGCCATAATGGCAAAAATAATAATTCCGATAATAGAGCAAGTCAGTCCTGCGATAGCAGTGCCGTGTTTCTTGTCTTTCTGACATAATGCAATGATAGCAAGAACAGCACCTATAATTCCCGGCACAATTCCGAAAGCTATACAAGCTGTCAAAATACTGATGATTCCTAAAATCATCGAAGCAATTCCTAAACCACTTTGTTTCATAGAGTAATTACCCCTTTCATTTTGAATTTTATAAAATTTTAACACATTTGTGATATTCTGTCGATAAATAGATGTGAAGTATTGAAAAAATTTTAATGTGTTTCTTTTGATACCCCCGTAGGTCTGTATTTTCAACCGAAAATCTCGTTTTCAGAGGTTTTTGAAAGAAAAATTTTTCTACAATTTTCGTGCTAAAAATTTTCAATCCCCCCGGGGTAGCACTTTTCAAGCTGAAAAATCCGTTTTCAGAGTTTTTTCGCAGATTTTTTCAGACCGATTCAAGGTGCGGAACACCTGTTCACTTCTGCGGTGCGAGTCCTGGACCTGTCACACGGTCACCGTGTCGCAGCTTTCGCAAGGTCTCCTACTGCAGAAAGCATAGAATCATACGCAGACCGCAACAGCTCCGCAGATTTCGGAGACAGACCACCGGCGGCAGTCTCAACCCGTATAACTATTTCCAACCGTTCCCCGGCATCCGATACGCTTTCCATGATGTCATATACATGACCAATTCCCACTTTTCGCATTTTGTATAATCCCCTTTGTAATATTTGATTGTACACCAATACAGCGCAAGCCGTCAATATATCCGGGCGCAGGATCTGACCGGATCCGGTGGAAGAGTAACACAAATAGACCGCCAGACGGCAGCAGATCCAACGGAACACGACAAAAAGACGGTTGCAAGCCGTCTTTTATCTGTTTTCCAGTTCAAAAATCGCCCACCGCAGGGCGGATGCTGTCTCCGTGTCTTTCTCTCGGTCCGCACGCTCTAACAGCTTGTAAAGTCTTTCAATGTTCTTTTCTTTCATCCTGGTTACCTCATTTTTCAATTTTTGGGTAAATTCAACCCATAAAACCGCCGCCGGTAGTGATCCGGCTGGCATCCTCTGCGGCGGTTAATTCAAACAGTTTTCAATATATTTTGCAAGGTGCGGAAATGCTTTTTCTATGTCTTGCACGCTGTCGGCGTAATAATCACCAACAATTTTTCCAAAAATGCGAAGATTGCCGGAATAAAATCCGCCTAAATCATTAAAATATATGTCTAATCCTGTCACCTGTTCCGGCTTGTCTCCATACCACATATCAATATTTATTTTTCCCATTTTCATTTCCTCCATATTTTCAATTTTTCCCGTTTCCGGGTAAAAGCAAGCCGGGGAATCGAACCCCGGGAAAGCCAACCTTGCTAATTATTTGCTTGCTAAAATCTCCCTTGCTAATAAATCCCAGTAAAGGCTATCGCCGCGCTTGTCAAGCCACTTTTCGGCTTCTTCTGTGCTTTCGTCTAACCATTCAGCCATAAGCTGTATGATGTCATAATAACTATAATCAACGCCGACGCCTAAACCTCTTAACCATTCTATGCAAGCGTTACGCTCTCCAAGTCTTGCAATCGCCCAGCCGTATTCACTTATAAACTTTTCCTTAATGTCCTTAATTGTGTTAAGCTCTTCGCTCTGTGCAACCTCTAACAAATAATTTTTAACTGCTGCTTTAACTTCCTTGCTGTTTGTTCTTCTCATTTCTTTTTACCTGTGCTATAATATAGCTACCTTTCTTTTTTTGATTGGTGCCGGTGTTCGCTTGGTAGGTGGTCACCGGCTTTTGTTTTCTGTTGTTAATGCTATTATATATTGAGTAATTGCATAAGTCAATATAAATTGAGTAATATTTTACAAAATAGCATATTGCACAATTAAGCAATAAATATATTGAGTAATTTATACAAAAAGGATGTTGTATATTGATAAATTAAATTGAGTATACTATAATAAGTAAAAAGGAGGTACACAAAATGGAATTATTGGAAGCAAAAAGAAAATTAGAACAGCGTTATAATAAGCAAAACGAGTACAACAAATCTAAATATGATCGGGTATCTGTCATGCTACCAAATGGATATAGGGACCAGGTGAGAGCAGCAGCAGAAAAGGACGGCTTAAGCCTAAACGCTTATATATTAGAGGCAATAAAAGCAAAAATGAAAAATATTGAGTAATTTATAAAAATGTATTGACATAATAAATTGAGTAATGTATAATACAATTACAAACAAACGAAAGGAGCGAACGACATGAAAGGAACGCCGGAGCAGATCACAGCAAAGAAAGCCGCACGGATCCGCTCAAACGTTCGGCAGTTCTTCCGGTACTACCGGGAGCAACTGGAAAACGTGGAATCCGAAAGGCTGAAAGAATTTAACCTGGCAGAACTCCAAGCATTGGAAACGGTGCAAGTGGAAACGCTCCAAGCACTGGAGAACATGACAGACCCGGAGTTATTAGCCAGCAAGACCGCATACGGTGACAGGGCGTTAATTGACCGGATCACAGCGAGAGCGGAACGGATAAGAAGAACAAGTAAACAAATAGCTTAAAAGAAAGGTAAAAGGTGGAAAATTATGAGAATTAATGGAATCGGAATGGTAAGAAAAGACGAAGCATTAAAAATCTTAACAAGAGAGGGTCGGGAAGCTGTAAAAAGCGGAGAAATTACACTGGAAGAACTCGGACAGATGTATAAATTGGAGCAAGTAAAAAAATCCTCCAAAATTGGCAGATGTGGCGATACATTCCGGGTAAATTATGACCGGATACCGGATGACCTGAAAGACCAGCTTACACCGGACCAGCTCGGACGGCTTACAGATGCTTTTTATGAGTGTTACGGAGAGGGCAAAAAAGATAATAGAGATTAAACAGTAAGAGAGAGTTTAAAAACTCTCTCTTTTTCTGTGGAATAATGAAAATTACAATTGTTTCAATCCTTTATCCTCCCGGATTTGGTGGGAAGATCTTCCGGCATCCATCCACACCGGAAGACATTGCAAAACAAATAAAAACATAATTGTTTTACAAGAAACATAATTATTTCAACACTTGCCCCGCCAGAATCGGCAGCGGAACCATCGCAGTGACCATCTACGCTGTGAGACTGTTAAAATCATAGCACACAACACCCATATTGTCAAATATTTTAAGCAGGTTGTTACACCTGCTTTTCTTGATCTATTTTCACTGCGATATTTTAACGTGCTAAATTTTGTAGACAAATTGTAGACAAATTGTAGACATTTTGTAGACGCAGATTAAATAAAAGGAGATTAGATAAAATAAAGGTTAGATAAAATAAAAGTAAATAAGAGCAGAAAGACAATGATATACCAAGTATATATAAATACTAGAGCCGACCGGCTGCCACCATGTACCCATCTGCAAAAATTACCTATCTGTCTGTTAAAAAATCCCATTTGTCAAATTTAACCGGATGATATTTTTTAAGCATATGATTTTTATATACTCAGGATCACCGGCAGACATACCACAACAACAAATCATCAAATACGTAAAAGGTTGTTGTGGATTTATAAATAGGTCTTGTGTTATGATAAAAGCAGTTAGGGAGCCGACGTTAATACGGTGCGAGTGACAGCGGTGTAAATCCACCCCCCCCTCTGGATATGCAGCCGCCCAGATTGTAACCAAGACCACCGGAGCCGACAGACCGGAAACGACAAGAAGTCACTAGCTTGTCACTTTTATAAATTTATGTTTTTGCCTGATCTATGGAGGAGATCAAAAGACATAGGTTTATTAAGTGGCGCTTGTGATTTTTTTATTGCAGATTTCAGGAGGTGCAGAAATGGAAAAAGTTGAAAATACAGAAACATCCCAGGTATATGAGAATGACATGGAGTTATACCTTTCCCAGTTCTGCAAGGATCAGAAAATAGAGGATATAAGACAAGAGTCTCAAAGCGTTTGGAATGCTGCTCTTATGTATATCAAACGCCATGCATTTAATGAGCCTGACTGTCTTAAGTCTAAATCCCTTGTAAATACTACTGGATCATTTACCGGTGGAGTAAGTAACTATAATGCTTATAACTATGATTTGGTTAATCGTATATGTGATTATTATATATATATGTGTATGATGTATGACAAAGAGGTATCAGCCATAGGATTTAGTTTATTAACAGGTATAGACAGATATACGATAGCTACATGGAGAGATGAGGGGACTAAATTAAGTCCATCGTGTTCTGACATCGGCAAAAAGATATCGGATTTTCGTGAAGAGTCTTTAAGCGCAAAACTTGCCACAGCAAAGCGCAACCCGGTAGGGATCCTAGCAATTCTAAATCGTCACTACGGTTGGAACCTTCCGGGAGTATCGAGAGAGCAGCAGAACCACAAGCAGGCCTTGACCGCTTCAGATCTGCCACAGTTAGGCGGTGCAAATGGACAAAATACATCAATGTTGACCGATTCCGGAGTGTATGACGATAATACATCAGATGCAAACGAGTAGCAACAAGTGCTGAAACGTGCGTAAATATGGGATAGTTAAAGACGTGTCAATAAAGACTGCGCGAAGCGCGAATTTTGCGCATAGTTGAAATATGTTGGTGATGATGGGGGAGGGGGTTTATAGAAATTCGGAAACCCGCCCTACTAAGTACAGTAAACTACCCAAAAAATAAAAAGGCTTCGACAGGAGGTGATACTAACATGGAGTTATCTTACACACAAAACAAATTGCAATTTAACAGACCGTCATTTAAGGACGAACTTAAAGATAAGCTTGGAACAGTTTGCTGTAACTGTGGAAGTAATTTGGATGTAGAGTATCACCATGTAGTTCCTTTGGCATTGGGAGGAACAAACAATATAGGGAACATTGTACCTCTTTGCCATGTTTGCCATCAAATTGCACATGGATCATTAAACATAAGGGTCATAAAAAGAGCGGAGAAAACAGGAAGACCTAAAATGTTGCCGGTATCAAACTATTTAGAAATTTTAGAGGAGTACAAAACTGGAAAGATAGGCAAGAAAGAATGTGAGCAAAAACTAAACATTTCCGGTGGAAACAAGCTATCTGACAAGTGGTACTACAAAGAATACCTGAGAGACAATCACATCAAGGTTATAAAGAACCGAGTAGATATGCTTAGTATTCCAAAGTGCCAGAAAGTGGATCATTCTGCAGAACCGATTGCAAGAGTTATTTATGATGACGGACGGGAAGAAAAGTTTTACAGAGAATGTGGATGATTTTTAAAAAATTCTCAAAAATAAAAAAGCCTTTTAGGAGGTACAGCACATGATTTTCATTTACATAGTTTTAGCATGGATACTGTTTCAATTGCAAGCTCCTGCATGGGTATATATCCTGTTCATCATCGGAGTATTTTTAAGAGCAGTAGTCACTGGTAGAGATTAAGTGTATGCAGATATTTGGGAAAGAGATAAAAGACGAATGTTCAAAATGTGGTGAAGTTCTGCAATGCGAATTATTTCTGAAAGGTCACGGAATCAAGAGAGACCGTGAGAACGTTACTGAAATGGTTAGCTGTCAGATGAAGCACCAAAAGAGCAGGCTTGATAAAGAGCCTAAAGAAGATTTGCCAGTTAAGGAGAAATGTGAATTGCCACCGGAGATTAAAGAGATCTACACAGAGGTTTGGAAAATCCATAAAGAGTGCGCTAATCCGAAAACGGATGATGACTGGTCGTATCTTATCCGGCAGGGCAATCTGCTGATTAAAATGCATAACAATAGCCAGTTTGCTAAAGCACTGGTAATGGCAATGATCGATGAAATTGAAGGAAGGACGAAGAAAAAATGCTTGGATTCATGATTTTAAAAATAATGACAACGTTGGTATTGACAGTTTTAGCAATATCTGCTTTATGGTATGCTCCAAAACAGAAAACAGCATCAGACGGAGTTATTTTATTTGCGTTCGCAATGTTCCTTGCATTTGGAATAACTTTCGCGTGGGTATAGCCTATGTGGTTACCGGAGATTATGCGAATTATCCCATATCACAATTTTGAATGGGTTAAATTCATAAAGCCATTGTTATTGCCGAATATCCGGTGTTGTGTTGGCATTGGATATGTGGCAGAGAAATCAAGGCATCAAGAGTGTATGTAGCCTGTGTGTGGGAAACGAAAAATGGAATAATGCGTTTGACAACACAAAGTTTTTCAAAGTACCGTACACAGGCGTGACAATTTTTTTTAGATAAAGATAGGGTGTTTCACAAAAATAATCCGGGAGCAGATGGTCTCTCTCCCGGAGTTTAGGACTATCGCCAAGTGGTAAGGCACAGCACTTTGACTGCTGCATCCCAGGTCCGAATCCTGGTAGTCCTGTTTCGCAGATGTTTTCTTCTTTCGGTCTTTGCCATCTGCGAATATTCCATCTACATGGAAGACTCCTTTCACCTCATAGCGGAATGCTGTTAAGAGCCGTCACAAGGCTCATGAGGGTTTTCCACGTAACCGCTTGAAGCCTTGCAACCATATAGCGGTGAAAAACTTTATCTGCGTCGATAAGACGATACCGTGATTGCAATAATCGGTAGGTAGCAGATAGGTGTGCCAGAAGTTTAGTCGTGGTTATACGGCACAGGTTTTGGGGAAATATGCATAGTGGCGATTGCAGCGGTCTGTAAAACCGTGACATTAGAAACACCGAAGGTTCGACTCCTTCTTTCCCCACGAGGTCGGATCGCAACCGGCTAGCAGGTAACTGGCGGATGTCCTGCGAAAATAAAAATAGCCATAAGTGTTGCGCTGTGTCAGCGCCTTAAATGTAGGCATACAGCTTATGGAAACGCACATTGGGATGTAGCGCAAATGGAAAGAGCAGTGTCCTTCTAAGGCATAGGCTGTGGGTTCAAGTCCCATCATCCCAACTTTTTCATTCAATCCTAAAAGACGCTATTGGGCAGGTGCGTGGTTGATAGTCGTAACGGATGGATTGTTTCAAGAAATCGCACCATCAAGATGCAGTGTTCCCATAATGGTATTGGAACGGCTTGCTAAGCCGCCGGGCGTTTATTCGCCTTGTAGGTTCGAATCCTACACACTGCGTTTATACGAGTGGGAACGCATATCATTGTTCGCAGGGGGATATGCATAATTGTGAGTTGAGATACCTGTTCTAGCAATTAACCATGCTATATTTGCCGTATGTCCGGGTGGTGAGGGAGCGGTCTTGAAAACCGTTGGCTGTAAAAGGCTTGCAGGTTCGAATCCTGTGTACGGCGTTTATCTTTATCTCCACTTAGCCGGGTACTACTGCAATAGTTCCGGTCGATGGGAGATGTATGGATAGTAGTTGCTCATTATCGGTCAACGAAAAACACTTCTGCGAGTAGAATTTGCAGATTCAAAAGTAGTCGTACATTGTTTGGGTCGGGTGGGTTCGACTCCCACGGCAACTATTCCCTAGCTAAAACGTAAGCCACATATGTTTAGCGAAAACCAAGCCTATGAAGTAGAGAACAGACAAGACTGTGAGATTGTGTGGATAGTCAGTGACAAGTAGGCGGTGCACATTTGGTTATGGCAAGCGCAAGCCATAAAAGGTTTTACGGTGCGATTCCCATGTATAGTTTCAGTGGTAGAACAGCATCCGCATAGGATGTGTGTCGGCGGTTCGATTCCGTCTGCATGGGTTACGGAGGATTTGATGATGAATAAATTGAAAGACTATCAACCGCAAACAGAAGCATTACGAAATTTTAGTATAGATGTTTCCAAAAAAAGCGGTAGAAAAATACGCTTTGGAAAATTTTGGAAGGATACCGCAAAGTTTTATTGAAAGAGATTTTGCAAGGAACTGTAAAGTGATGGAAGAAAGCAGAAGGATTGTGAAATAAAATGAAAGACACGATATTATACATCAGTGATAGAGAAGAAAGAGTAGTAGATTTCTTAAAATATCTTCAAAAGAAACTGGAAGATAATAAAAAGTGGTGCGATTTAGATTATCAGCACGATATTTTAAAAACTGAAAATTATGATATTGTTGGAAAATCATTTTATGGAAGTCGTTTAGGTGTTGGATATGGGAATTGTTTATATTACTGCATCGATGAAACAATTGATAAAAACAGAATGACGGATAAAGATAATCAACAACTAATGGAAATACTGTTTCATGTTAGAGAAGGAGCAAAAGAAGTATCCGAACAGGAAATATTATATATGCTTGATATGAAAGTAGGTGGATGAAAAAATGAGTATGACGGCAGTAATTGAGAGCATAGAACGTGATGCGTTTCGACAGGTCACATCTAAAAACATCGGTAATATTGAAAATGTAAAAATTGAATGTACAACACTGGGAGAAGACCCGATTGTAGTGGCAGATACAAAGGAAGACGAGGAAGCTTTGAAAAAATGTTTTTATGTAAAACTGTCCGAACATCGTTGTAGCAAATGCAACCGCCTGTTAGGTAAATTCAACGGACAGGCTGAAATCAAATGTCCAAAGTGTGGGAAAATCAATATAATCGGAGTAGAACGATGAAATTTTGTTTCGGAGATATTGTTGTTGTCGAGGAAAATCAGATAGGTGTTGTGGTTAAAAGCTGGTGTAAATCACTCTTAGGAGCAGAAGCAAGCCATGATGTGTATGTGAGAACGACAGGACAGATTGTAAATTACCCGGAATCGCAGATACAGAGGTATATGGTACGCCATAAATATCTTGATGAACAGGAAGTCGAGTGGAACAATAATGCCGTATATGGCAGATAAATATAGCATTTCAGAGCACCAGTCGTAGAGTGCCTACGCAGAGAGCCAAGTTTCCAAAATTTTAGGGAAGGAGGCTCTTTTATATTGGCAAGTCAGAGCCTTATATCGGCAGTAAACAGCTATGACAATTACATACAGCGCAAGGGAATTGATGAACAGGTCATTGATGCGTACATAGAAGCCTGTAGAGTGGCTATAAACGGTGAAAAGGATATAACTTATGGCTTACAGATAACAAACCGTTCTAAAGGCATTGTAGAGCGTTTTTGCATGGAAAGGACAGGAGGTAGAATACTTGACCTTGAAAAATACAGCCAACAACATGAAGAAAAATACAGCCTTGTTGATGACTATTACAAAACTCTTCTGATTGAAGCACATTACCGATTTGAAAGCTTCATGCTATACATGGAAAAGAACAGACCGGTAGAAGAGAGATTTTATCAGCCGAGAATAAATCCATTACGGCAGGTAGCACAGCTTATTCAAGATTTGTACGATGATGTGCTTGATGAAGGAATGGTGTTTTGTCCCGGACGAATCGGTAAGACACAAATAGTAAAAATGGGTAATCTGTGGTTCGGCTCTAACAGACCGGAACGGTCTAATCTGTATTCGGCATATTCGGACAAAATTACTGGTGGTTACTATGACGGCATCATAGAAATGATTACAGACCCGACATACACATATGCTGAAATATATCCAAGCATAGTTGAGAAAAAGTTAGTCACTGATGGAAAAGATTTGACAGTAGACCTTATCCGTAAAAAGACATACCCAACATTTACCATGCGAAGCATTTACGGAACATTGAATGGTGCTTGTGACTGTGACGGGCTTGGAGTTTATGATGACTTATTCAGCGGTATTGATGAAGCATTGAGTGAAGATAGGCAAAATACTGTATGGGGAAAATTCGACAACAACTTTATGCCGAGAATTAAGCCTGGAAAGGCTAAATTGTTGGGGATAGGAACACGTTGGGCGAAAAAGGACGTTCAAGGTAGACGGTTAGACCTATTACAAAATGATCCTGAATACAAAGGCATACGGCACAGAGAGGTTATTATTCCTGCACTAAATGAAAACGGAGATAGCAATTTTGATTATCCGTATCATTTGGGATATACAACTCTTGATTACAAAAGACGTATGGCATCTTTTGAGAACAATGACGATATGGCATCATGGTTTGCACAGTATCAACAGGAGCCTATTGAAAGAAAAGGTCAGATGTTCAATGTCGATATGATGAATTTCTTTAATCCGGCAGAACTTGAAGGAATAAGACCTGATAGGATATTTGCAGCTAATGACCCTGCTTATGGTGGCGGTGATTTTGTATCAATGCCTATCTGCTATGAGATTGACGGAGAACATTATATCACTGATGTTGTCTACAATGACGGTGATAAGGAAATTACCATACCGGAAGTTACTTCACGAATGGAAAGACATTTAGATAAATTTAATAATAAGACAGCAGAAGTCCATTTTGAGGAAACAAAGACAACATCAGCATACCGTACAGATTGTGAAAAGATATGGGAAAAAGACGGATATCCTATTAACACAAGTCATGATCCGGCAGACAATCAGACTGCAAAAATGGATAGAATCAAAAATCATGCTCCAGACATACGAAAACTTCATTTTGTGGACATGAAATATCAAACAAAAGAGTACAGAAAGTATTTTCAAAATATTTTGTCTGCTACTTTTGAAGGGAAAATGAAGCATGATGACGGGATAGATTCTACGGCACAACTATGTGACATGATTTACGGAAATAAAAGAATGGCAAGAGCAGAAGCAATTCAAAACCCATTCTCTTTCGGACGGAGGTATTGATATGACAACCAAAGAATATTTAGGGCAGATAAGCCGCCTTAATCGGATGATAAATAATAAACTCACGGAAATCGCACAACTCAAAGATATGGCGGTAAGCATATCTGCTCCGCAAAGCGGTGAAAGGGTACAGACTACACCGAATTTTGACAAAATAGGAACAAAATATGCCAAAATTGATGAAATGGAACGGAAAATAGATGGCATGGTGGACGAACTTGTCGATAAAAAAGAGAAAATCATACAGCAGATAGACAGCATGGAAGATGAAAACACATACAATATTCTGTTCGCAAGGTACATAGAAAAGAAAACTTTTGAAGTGATCGCAACAGAAATGAAATATTCATGGAGACAGGTTGTCAGACTTCACGGAACTGCATTGAAACAGTTTGAAAAGAAATACGGAGAAGGATATTTGAATGAATGATGTCATTGAATGTCATATATAAAAAATGGTAATGTTAAACTGACGAAAGTATTCAAGATGTTTTCTAATCCTCCTAAAAGGTGAATGACCGGAAATACCGTCTACGTTATGTGGGCGGTATTTTTGTGCGCAGAAAAGAGGTATTTATGATTTTTAACCAAAAAATTAGAGTGTACTGTCCGGGATGCGGACGGTTGGTCGGTGAATGCAGTTCAAAATCGCACATTGACAAGACATATAAGTGCCGGAATTGCGATAAGATGGTTGTTTACCATACGGAGACCGGAGAACGTGAGATCAAGAAACTTCCCAAAAGAGACCAGAGCAGCGGAATTACATTTATGTAGGTGAAAATATGAACACTATGAAATTTCAAGACCTTGTAAAGGGTTGTCACGGTAGAAAAATTGCATATACGGATGTAGAGCAGATAACCGCAGACAACATTGTAAAGGTTATTGGTGATTGCATCGGTGTTTTTAATTACAACAAGACAGTTATCAAGTACTTGTGGGAGTACTACAAAGGAGATCAACCGGTACTATACAGAACAAAGCTGTCAAATGAGGATATAACGAACAAAATCGTTGAGAATCATGCTTATGAGTGGGTACAGTTCAAGGTCGGTCAGACTTACGGAGAGCCTATTCAGTTTGTCAGCAGAAAAGATGATGAAGCTGTAAATAAGGCAGTAGATGAACTGAATGATTACTTAGCAGATGCAAATAAGCATGAGAAAGACATAAAAGCTGGTGAGTGGCAGTCGGCAACCGGAACATCATTCAAAGCTATACAGATTGTGAATGGAGATGTGCCTATCCGTGTGGTTGCACCTAATCCTCTGAACACGTTTGTCATTTACAACCGCAGTTCCGAAGAACCGATTTTGGCGGTACAGGAATTAAAAGATGAAAACGGCGAGTGGTACAAACTATGCTACACGGAATCCTATGAATGTAAGATAAAAAACAGTGCGGTTGTTCCTGATACATGGAAACTTCACGGATTTGGTGGTATTCCGATTGTAGAATTTCCGAACAACCATGAGCGGTTGTCTGATATTGAACTTGTTATAGATCTGTTGGATGCAATCAATAATACACAGTCAAACAGAATGGATGGTATAGAGCAGTTTATCCAGGCATGGTACAAATTTGTAAACTGTGAAGTTGACGAAGAACAGTTCAAAAAAATGAAAATGAACCATGCATTGGTTGTAAAGTCCATTAACAAGGATAACAAGTCTGATGTTGATGTGATGTCACAGGAACTTGACCAAACGCAGACACAGGTTTCCAAGGATGATTTAACAGACAGCGCACTTTCAATTTTGGGAATACCGAACAAGCAAGGAAACACTGGCGGTGATACGCAGGGTGCGGTTGAGCTGAGAAACGGATGGGATTTTTCAAAATCAAGAGCAAGGCTTAAGGATCCGGTTGTTAAGACAGCAGAGAAGAGACTGGCCAAGGTTGCGCTGAATGTTATCCGCATTAAGAAAGAGGATCTGAAAATCACTCTTAGAGATTTTGATGTGCAGATCAACCACAGTCCACAAGATAATATGTATACCAAGTCGCAGACATTACTGCAACTTCTGCAGTGTGGTATTCATCCGCTTATTGCAATCAAAACGGTTGGACTTTGGGGAGATTGTGAAAAGACTTTCAACCTTTCCAAGCCTTACCTTGATGCTCTGTGGAAAACTGCTGACATTATCAATATAGAAGAGCAGATGGCGAAAGCACAGGAAATAGTAAAACAAATGCAAAATAAAACAGTTGCCTAGAAATAGGTAGCTGTTTTTATTTTATAAAAATTCGCAAAGCCGTGAGCGTACAAATCGGCAATGTCACTCGGTGTCGTTGCACCGTAAAAAAACGTAGGACATAACGGAGGTAATTTATGAAGAGAGAAGATTTAGCGGCAATGGGATTAACTGATGAACAGATTGAAAAGGTTATTGCCGAAAACGGCAAAGATGTTCAGACAGCAAATGCCAAGGCAACCAAAAACAATGCTGAACTGGAACGGTTACAGGGCATTGAAAAAGAGTTTAATGCCATGAAAGACCAAAATCTTTCCGAACAGGAAAAGGCAGCGAAGCAGTTAGAGGAAGCAAATAATCGTATCGCAGAGTTGGAAAAAGCACAGACTTTAGCAACTCAGCGTACAAGTGCGGCTGACAAATTCAAAATCACATCAGAACAGGCGGCACAGGTTGTAAAGGATGACGGCAGTTTTGATTTTGATGTTCTCGGAAAAATTATCTCTGATAAAGAGACTGCTGCGGCACAAGCCAAGGAGCAGGAGATTGCAAACGGATCTACTAATCCTGGAGGTGGAATTGCTGGCGGTGGAAAAGATGACAAAAAAACAGAAGCCGAAAAAGCGGCTGAAAAGATTGGCAAGACTTTAGCTGGAACAAACAAAGAAGCCGAAGCTGTAGTTAGCCAGTACTTATAAGGAGGTACACAAAATGAAATTCTCTGAAACAAGTGTAACTACCCAGTTAGAAATTCTTAAGAGAAAGCTGGGCGGTGAATTATTTGTTCCTATTAAACTGGATGCAAGTGCTTTCACTAATGGTGTGTGCAAGGCTGGTAATCCTATTAGTGCGACAGGAAAGAAAGTAAATGGCGGAAGCACCGATGATGCAGCAGTAGGTATTTTGCTTAACGATGTTTACGATAGCAACCCCAACGGAACTATCATTAAGGCTTTTGCCTGTGTAAATGAAGCAAATGCTAACGCAAATGCAGGTATTACCATTGCCGATGGTGTAAAGACAGGATTATCACTGATTGTATTTGAATAACTGAAACCGACTACAGACAGATGTAGCCGCTGACCGCTGAAAGATAGCGGTAGAAAGTGAGGAAATAATGAACATTAGAGATGCCTACAATGCGAAAGCAATCGCACTTGTGCATACAGAAGTTGCAAGTAATAAAATTGCATATCTTGGTTCCGGCTTATTCCCCGCCAAGAAGAAAATGGGACTGGATTTGAAGTGGATTAAGACTTCTAATGGACTTCCTGTTACCCTGAAAGCATCTAATTTTGATGCAGTTTCCACTATCAGAAGCCGTGAAGGATTCAAGATGCAAGAGACAGAAATGGCATTCTTCCGTGAATCTATGATTATCAAAGAACAGGACGAACAGGAAATCATGCGTATTAAGGACAGCACAGACCCTTACGCAGCAGAAGTATTAAGCAGAATTTTTGATGATGCAAATACTCTTGTGGAAGGTGCTGATGTAGTTCCTGAACGTATGATTATGCAGCTGCTTGCACCCAGTGACGGATCTCCTAAGATTTCCATTCAGGCTGACGGTGTAACCTACGCTTATAACTATGACCCTAACGGAACCTACAAAGCCAACAACTTTGCAGAACTTACAACTACGACCGATAAGTGGTCTGATACCGAGAACTCTGATCCTATGGATGATGTTTCCGTAGCCATTGATGCCGTAGAAGAAGCTACTGGCGAGAGACCTTCCATCATGATTGTCTCTAAGAAGACCATGAACTACTTAAAACAGAACAAAAAGATCAAGAGTGCTGTTCTTGCACAGAATACAACCGCAAATGTATTTATGACCGATGCGAGAGTAAAGGAACTTTTCTCTACCGAACTTGGCATTAGCATCATTGTATACACTAAGCAGTACAAGGATGAAAGCGGAACTGCTCATAAGTTTTATCCTGATGGATTTGCGACCCTTATTCCTAACGGTGCACTGGGTAGTACATGGTACGGCACTACTCCCGAAGAGCGTACACTCATGGGTAATCCTGCCACAGATGTAAGACTTGTGAACACTGGTGTTGCTGTTGCGGTTTCTGTTTCTGAAGACCCTGTACAGACTAAGACAACCGTGTCTGAAATCGTACTTCCTTCCTACGAGAGAATGGATAGCACCTATGTAATTAAGTGCTACTAATCGGAGGTATGCTGATGAAATTTGATTACAAAGTCAAATACAAAGGCAAATGGTATCTTCCGGGAGAAGAAATCCCGGAGGAAACCGTCACCGAAGTAAAAGAAGAAATCCCGGAGGAAACCGCATATACTAAGACGGAAATCAACCGTATGTCTACGGCAGACTTGCAGAAGTTAGCCGCAGAACACGGTGTCTCAGGTGCGGAAGAAATCAGCGGTGCGGAACTGAAAAAGATTCTGATTGAAAAGTTTGAACTTTAAGAGGTAGCACATGGCAGAATATACGACTTTGAAGCAAGTAAAAATCCGTCTGAAACAATTTCATATTGATTCTGAAAGTTCCGAGGTCGTGTTTGACCATTTGGAAGAAAATCCTCTTTTGGAACAACTTATCAGTCAAGCAGAAGCCGACATCAGAGCAAAAAGAATGTACCCGGAAAGTTACACGGAAGAAAAGATTGATGCGGATATGAAAAAATTTCAGTCCGTGGTGGTTAATCTTGTCGTGTATGACAGATCGCAAGCCGGTGAAAACTTCATGGCAAGCTATTCAGAGAATGGAGTGTCGAGAACATGGAGAGACCGGGAAGAACTGTTTGTGGGTGTTTTCCCATTTGCAAAAGTTTTATAACCCCATCGAAATCGAGGGGTTTAGAAGATTGTGCGTGACCATGTTACTGATTCCAGTAATAAGGTTGCAGGCGGCACACTTTAAGGGTGGTGGGCGGTGTGCCAACAAATAAACAGTTAGGAGATATGAAGTGAAAGAATTTTTATTACAGACGTATACGATTGTTCTGCCTATTTTATTAGGCTACATCGTCTGGCTCCTAAAGCAGCAAAAGAAAGATAGGGATGCGAACAGCAAGGGAACAATGCTTCTTTTGCGTGTGCAACTTATTGAGTATCACGATAAGTACATGAAGTTAGGAGAAATTCCAAGCTATGCGTATGAAAACTTTGTTGAGATGTACAATGCTTATCATGCGCTTGGTGGAAATGGAATGGCAACTAAAATGTATGAAGAAATAAAAGAAATAAGATTGAAGAACGGAGGTAAGTAATTATGGATTTTTCACAGGTAGGAACTTGTGTTGCAATCGTGGTTATCTGCTATCTTGCCGGTATTGGAGCGAAGCTGATTCCGGTTATTAAGGATAACTACATCCCGGTTGTTGTTGGCATTGTAGGTGGCATTCTCGGAGTAGTAGGAATGTATGTTATTCCGGATTTCCCGGCAAATGATGTGCTGAATGCGATTGCGGTCGGAATTGTTTCCGGTTTGGCAAGCACTGGTGTAAATCAGATTTACAAGCAGGTGAAGAAAGATGCTTGACATTAACAAGCAGGAAATGAAGTACTCACGGCAGGGAGAAAAAGTCACGATTTATGACCGGGACGAAAACGGAGAAATAAAGTACATCGAGATGGACGGAGAAAGGATTCCAGTGGTTTTGAGAGAAACTACTGGATATTCTGAACCCGTCCTTTTTTCTGCCAACATCAGCAACAAGCTGTCGGAAGTACTGGTAAAGGAATTTGGTATTGATGATTCCAGTTCGTATTGTCAGATTGTGACCGACAAAGGATATTTGCCGATTAAGGCAGGAGATGTTATCTGGAAGAAGTCAGAAGTAGGTCGTGACGATGACGGAATTGTGGACAGCAAGACTGCGGACTATGTTGTCAAAGGCGTTGCAGACGAGGGACTGACAGCAGATTTGTTTTTGTTGCAAAAGACGGTGAAGTAGGTGATTGACTATGGAATGTGACAAAGAAAAATTAACTATTCCAAAACTGGAAAATGGAATTTTCACTGAAAAAGGTGTATGGATTCACGGATGTGACTATTCTAAAGAAGTGGTAGGAACATATGGGAAAGACAATCAATATCAACCTGTTTGACCAAAAGTCCATACAAGCGGCTGTAAAGGCTCTTAAAGACTATGAAAATAGTTTAACCTATAAATGCAGGCTACTAGCTGAAACACTGGCAGAAAAGGGCATAGAGATTGCTAGAGTACAGATTGCTGACCTCGATGCTATATTTACATCGGAACTTTTGCAAAGCATTCATGCGGAATACGTTGGCTCCGTAAAGGGTGGCGGTGTTTGGGCGGTGGTTGCAGGTACAGACCATGCGGCTTTCGTGGAGTTTGGTACTGGTGTTGTCGGAAAGCAATCACCGTACAAAGGAAATCTACCGGAAGGTGTTGACTGGCAATATGCAAGCGGAAAAACCATACGGCAACTTGCGGATGGGAAATATGGGTGGTTTTATCCTGCGGATGACGGCAAATGGTATTTTACGGAAGGTATGCCGTCAAGACCATTTATGTACCTGACTGCAATAGAACTTCGTAAAATTGTATCACAGACAGCAAAGGTGGTGTTTGGAAATGGCGGTTAATGAATATCAATGGGTATCAGACTTCAAAGTCAAGATTGCATCATACTTAAAAATGAAGATACCACAGAGCCATCCTAAAGCTTATGTGACGGACAAAAGTAAGGATTTGTCAGACCCTACATTCCCTACGGTGTACTTTCATGCTATGCCGTTCACAGAGACAGGACAAGACCTTGAAGCACGTTCTGTTAATGGAATCACAGCATCATACCAGGTGGATGTGATAACCAACAAAAGTCAGGAAGAAGCCGAAGCTATCATGGCTACGGTTGCCGGACTTTTCAAACGTCTGCGATTTCAAATAACTTCCATGCCAGAGTTCAATAATACTTCGCAGGACACATACAGAAGCACTGCACGGTTCAGAAGAAGCGTAGGTGCTGATGATAAATTGTAACTATTAGAGCCATTCGGCTCTATTTTTTTATGCAAATTTAAGGAGGTATAAATTATGGCAGCAGCCGGAATTTCTACTTTAGGCATTACTTTCGGATATGGTACAGAGACAACCGCCGGAACAAAACCTACAAGTTTTAAGCAACTTACAAGAATTAATGCCATTGGCGGCATTAACATTGAACCGGAACAGATTGATGCTTCTGCGTTAGAAGATGCAATCACCAGATATGTAAAAGGTCGTGCAGATACTGGTGGATCTTTTGCAGTCACAGTCAACTTCACATCAGAGACCGTGGCTGAATGGACTGCACTTATCACAGCCTACAAGGCTCTTACTGGTGGAAATAGAATGTGGTTTGAAACTGTCATTCCCGGAGAAGAGAAATCTTTCTTCGTTGTGGCACAGCCACCTGAACAAATTCCACAGCCAGAGATCGGACAGAATGAACTTCTGACGATTGAAATGAACCTTACCATTGAGGAATACAAAGGTTTGGATTCTACTGTTGCACTTACAACGGGGGAATAGCAAGTCAGTCAGAAACAAATAACACTGCCGTGGCTGACTTTGATGAATCGGTAGATGAAACATTGATTTAAGCAAAAGAGAGCCGTCTTCGGGCGGCTCCTTTCCAACAAAATGTTGGGGAAAGGATATGTTTTTATGAAGAAGATTTTAGTTAATGATGTTGAATATACTTTAGAGTTTGGATTCGGTGCTGTGGAGTGCAAGGATTTGATTCAAAAGATGTTTCTTATGCTTTCCGGTGGCTATGTAGCTAAAAAGGCAAAAAATGTACAGAATCCCACGCCAGAAGAAATTGTAGATGGTAGCGGATATATGCTTGCAGAATTTCCTCATGTATGCAAAACGGCTTTTTATGCTGGTCTTATCGAAAACCATGAAGGTATTACACCGGATGAATCCAATGCTTTAATGAAAGAATACATGAAAGCAAACGGCCTTTCTTTTGTGAAGCTGTATGGAGAACTGACAGATTGTATGGAAGAAGACGGTTTTTTCGAACTGTCGGGTCTGACGGAAATGATGACGCAGACCAAGGAAGAGATGGAGAAAGAGGACAGCAAGGTAACGAAGATGCCACAGGATCACAAGAAGAAATCGACTGGCACAAAATAATATGGGAAGAATATTTTCCATTTGCTTTTTCCATGGGAATTTCGATAGAAGAGTTCAAACATCTGAATCCTAAAAAATTAGAGTGGTGTTACAAAGGATATAAACTCAAAAAAGAGGAAGAAGATAGGAATTCATGGCAACGGTGTGGAGATTATGGAATATCTGCATTAATATTTGCAATAGACCATTGCCTAAACGGTAGAAAAGCACAATCGAAGTATATTGACAAGCCTATTATGGAACGTGCGGACATTGCTAATAATGAAAAAGAAATTCAGAAGCAAAGAAAAGCGTTCCTCGCAGGACTTATGGCAATGCAGGCTAATTTTGAATTATCACACCCAAAAAAGGAGAAATAAGCATGAGTTTAACAGGAATTGATGTGTCCTCATACCAGGGGACGATTAACTGGTGGGCGGTAAAACAGAACGGTATTGATTTTGCTATTTTGAAAGTCATCCGTAAGGATTTGAACCCGGACAAGAAGTTTGAAGAGAACTGGAAAGGTTGTAAAGAGCACAATGTCCATGTGCACGGAGTATATGAATACGGATATATTACAACGGTTGCAAAATCACGATCTGATGCAAGAAGAGTGCTTACTATTCTTAATGGCAGAAAAGTGACAGTATATCTTGATGTTGAAGATGCCGTTATGAAAGGTCTTGGCAAAAATATTATTTCCATTATCAATGCTTACGGCAAGGTTATTACTGATGCAGGATTGCAGTTCGGTGTGTACACTGGGGAAAGTTTTTACAAGACATACATTAAGCCTTATGGCGGTGTGAGTTATCCCATGTGGATCGCACGGTACGGCAAGAATAACGGCAAGTGTAATGTGAAGTATCAACCGCAAGTACCGAACATGGTAGGCTGGCAGTATACTTCTAAAGGTCGTGTAGGCGGCATTGTAGGCAATGTAGACATGAATGTATGGTACAAGGAGTTAGATGCCGTATATGAGGATTCTACAAGCCATAGAAACCCTTATACAGAGCCGGAAAGACTTCTTTATTACAAGCGTCTGGCAATGATGAAGGGAAACGATGTCAAGTGGGCGCAGTACGAACTTGTAAGGAAAGGCTTTATGCCGTCTGTAAATGCGAAAGGTAAGACGAACATTGACGGATATTTTGGAAAAACCACTTCTGATGCAGTAAAAGCATTCCAAAAGAGTGTTGGAATCACTGTAGATGGAAAAGTCGGTGCGGTTACAAGGGCATATCTCAAAAAGTAATTTTAGGAGCGGTAGGTGTCACAGCTTACCGCTCTTTTTCTTGGAAGTGGCAGACACTTCCTTTTTTATTGCGGTAAAGGCGGTGCGGTATGGCAGATATTGATTCTTTGCAGATTAAAATAAAAGCGGATGCGAATAACGCAAGTAACGCACTGGATAAGTTGGCAAATAGCCTTACGAATTTTCAGAGAAGCTTGTCTATTGATACATCCAAACTGACAAGCATTTCTAATAGCATACAGAGTATCGCAAATGCCGCCAGTTCCATGAATACGAGCGGTATTAAGAATATCTCCACATTGACAAATTCCATTAACAGAATGGGAAAAATAGATACAAGCGGATTAAGCAGAATTTCATCTGCATTGAAGACCTTTTCTGCTGACATGGCAGGAACTAAAGTAGATGGAGTAGGGGATATTGCGAGCATAGCATCTTCGATTTCAAGACTTGGTGGTGTGGCATCCGGCAGAGCAGTCACAAACATTCCTTTACTGGCAAAGAATTTGAAGCAGTTATTTACAACTCTTTCAACCGCTCCAAATGTCAGTGAGAACATTATCCGCATGACAAATGCACTGGCAGGACTGGCATCTACTGGTGCGGCATCCGGGAGAGCAGCAAACTCTTTAGGACGTAATCTGAACACCTATACGGCAAGCGCAAAAAGAGCCACGAAGAGCACGTTCAGCCTTGCAGCGGCTTTCGGAAAATTCTACGCAACCTATTTCCTTGTGATCCGTGGAATTAAAAGCCTGTGGAAGTCTATAGAGGGAACTACGGACTATATCGAAGCATTTAACTACTACACGGTAGCATTTAACAAAGTAGGAAAGGAATGGGGCAAGGATTTTGAACAATTCGGTTACGACAATGCAGAAGATTATGCGCAGAGTTTCGGAAACCGTGTAAATGAACTGCTTGGCAAAATGTCCGGTCTGAAAGTAGATGTAGACGGTGGGCTGATTTCTGAAAGCGGAATGAAGAACCTGGGACTGAATTTACAGGAGATTACGCAGTACGCTTCACAACTTGCATCTATTACCAACTCTTTAGGGCAGACCGGAGAAGTTACTACGGCAATTTCAAAGTCCATGACAATGCTTGCCGGTGATATTTCCTCCCTGTTTAACGTGGATTTTAGTACAGTTGCAACAAACTTACAGTCCGGTTTGATCGGTCAGTCAAGAGCACTGTATAAGTATGGTATTGATATTACGAATGCCACACTGCAGACTTATGCTTACAAATACGGCATTGAAAAGGCTGTATCTGAAATGTCACAGGCAGAGAAACAGCAGTTGCGTTTACTGGCAATATTAGACCAGTCCAAAGTATCATGGGGAGACTTGGCGAATACAATCAATTCTCCAAGTAACATGATTCGCCAGTTTACCAACAACGTAAAAGAAGCCGGCATGGTACTGGGTCAGTTGTTTATTCCGGTATTGCAGAAAGTACTTCCTGTCATTAACGGTGTAGTAATTGCAATTAAGAGACTCCTTGTCAGTTTGGCAAATTTACTGGGAATCAGAATTGACTTTTCGTCATTCAATCAAAATGTATCCGGATACAATGAGGATTTGGAAGATACGGCAGACGCACTGGATAAAGTGGGAACAAGCGCAAAAAATGCTCAAAGCGGAATCAGAGCATTTGATAAATTGAAAGTTATTTCCATACCAAAATCCAGTGGTTCCGGAAGTGGCGCTGGTGGAGCAGGAATTGACCTTACCAAAGAAATCATGGATGCTACTGCAGAGTACGAAAAAGTATGGCAGGAAGCATTTGACAAGATGCAGAATACAGCTCTTGGCTGGGCTGATAAGATAGAAAAACTTCTTGATCCTGTGAAAAAGTTATTCAAAGATTTATTCAATGGTGATTTCTTCGAAGCAGGACAAGATTTATCCGGTATTGTCACAGGGATATTTAACTGGATGTCCGATGCTATTGCATCTGTAGACTGGTATCAGATTGGTCAAAACATAGGACAGTTTCTTGCTGGTATTGACTGGACTGCTGTGTTTACATCTGCCGGAAACTTCATAGAGACTGCCATAGATGCGGCTATCGATTTGTGGAAAGGAAGTTTTGATGCTGCACCGATTGAAACCACGATTATCACAGCAATAGGTCTTTTAAAGTTTACTGGTGTTGGAGATATCATATGGGGAAAAATATCGGACAAGTTATCAGCCAAAGTACTAGGATCAAGTATAGGAATAGTTCCGACAATTGCAATAGCTGCTGTTACTTGGGAGATTGGATTTAATGTAGGAAAATCTTTAGGGAAAGCATTGTTCCCAGAAGACGCAGAGTACTACGACAATTTTACGTGGTTTGGTGAAAATGGTTTTTTTGATACATTAAAAAATACTGATTTTACCACATTAAAAACTGCGTGGGATGATTTATACAAAGATATAACAGATAATGATTTGTATAGATTCTTGACAGGAACAATGTTGCTTCCAAAACATAGCACTCTTGATGATTTTGGAGATAAAATTGATTGGCTAATTGATAAAATAAAAAATACAAAAGTAGATATGTCAGATACTTTTGGTCTGTCATCTGCACTTATCAATATAGCACCACTTGTTGGAAACTGGTTTAATGAAAATGTATCTCCTTGGTTCACAAAGGAAAAGTGGCAAGGAATGGGTCAAACTATAGAGTCATCACTTTCTGAAAAATGGACTTCTTTTACAACATGGTGGAACCAAACAGGATTTTCAAGTTGGTGGAAAAAAATTTCAGAGCAGTTTGGACTAACAAAATGGAATAAATTGCTTGAAAACATTCCAACGGCGTTTAGAACAGCATTTAAAACAGCAGCTAATGTTGCAATAGCTCCTTTGAACCTTGTAATAAGTGGAATAGAAACCATGATAAACAATGCCATAGACCTTATTAATGGTTTGATGTCTGCAGCAAGGTTAATACCTAAAATTGGTGACGCAGTTCCGAATAATATACAACACATTAGTGTTGGAAGAATACCTACATTTGAAAAAGGTGGTTACGTTCCAAGCCGATATACGATGTTCATGGCAGGAGAGAACGGTATACCGGAGATTGCCGGAACAGTAGGTGGAAAAACAGCGGTTGCCGGTGGAGTTGAAATCACTGGAATCAAAGATGCTATTAATTCCACGGCACAACAGGAAATTGCACTTCTGAAACAGAATAATCAGCTACTGCAAGGAATCCTTGAGAAAGAGTTTGGAATAACAACAGATCAAATTGGAATTGCCGCAAGACAATACGGTCAAGAGCAATTTAACCAAAAACACAAGAATGTATATGTATTTTAACACAGACAGCACTCTGAATGGGTGCTGTCTATTTTTATGCAATAAGGCGGTGAGTGTATGTCAGCATATCAAGGATGGCTTTTAAAAATTGGAGATTACGTTATTGACCAGTCAAGATTTATAGCCGCTGAAAGTTATCAGCCAGCTGTAAATATGCAAGATGTAGACCCGTGGACTGATGCAAATGGATACGTACATAGAAATGCTGTGGAGCTAAAAGCATTAAGTGTTGATTTTTCAACGCCTGCGATGCTGACGGATGACGATTTGCAAGAGTTACTGTCCGGGATACGAAGAAACTTTATTGATGCAACGGAACAGGGATGTAATATCACGGCATACATTCCATTTTTAGGTCAATATGTCACACAATATGGATATATGGCTGATATAAAGCCTACAATCTATGGAACTTATGACGGAGAGATTAAATACAATCAGATAGAATTTTCATTTGTCGGAGGTGTAGCGAATGAGTAACTATACCTATGCGGATTTGTTTGATAAAAGCGCATCCAAAAAGGAAATCACGATTGAAACAGAGGACAAGTCTGTAAAAATCACCAACAGCGAAATCCATTTTGAACAGTTTGAATTAAAAGAAATACTATGTGATGATGATTACCTTACATTTGGACAGTGCAATGCATCACAGTTAAAATTCAAAATTTCCAACGTGTTCACAAGCATGATTGGGAAAAAGATAAATGTTTCTGCTGTGATTAATGGACATGCTGACGCACCTTTTATTTTTGGAAAATACCGTGTCATTTCCGATAAACCAACAGATGATAAGCGTTACAGGAATGTGACGGCATATGACGTTATATACGATATTGGAGAATCAGAAGTATCTTCCTGGTATAACGGATTGAAGTTTCCTCTGACTTTAAAGCAGTTCAGAGACAGTTTTTTTTCATATTTTGGTGTTGAGCAAGTAGCAACCACATTACCTAATGACAGCATGGAAGTGGCAGAAACAATCAAACCAAGTGAGTTGTCTGGCCAGACGGTCATGGAAGCAATCTGCTCAATAAATGGATGCTTTGGTCACATTAACCATGATGGAAAATTTGAATATGTTTTCCTTAAAGAAATAATATCCGGATTATATCCACAAAAAGGATTATATCCACAGAAAGGATTATACCCTAGAAAAGGTTCTGAAAAAGAAAAGGTTACTGGTGGAAAATACAAATCAGTTAAATATGAAGATTTTGTCTGCCAAAAAGTTACAAAAGTGCAGATAAGACAATCAGAAAATGATATTGGTGCAGTTTACCCAGATACAGAGATTACCGAGAACGACAACAGTTATATTTTGCAAGATAATTTCCTTGTTTATGGAATGGGTGCAGATGCCCTAGAAACGGTTGCAAGAAATCTGTATGAGGTTATTAAAGTTGTAAAATATAGACCTTATAACTGTGAAAAAATAGGAAATCCTTGTTTGAGCCTTGGAGAAGCAGTCAATGTATATACGGCTAAAGAAATCATAGAAAGCTATGTGTTGAGCAGAACATACAAAGGAATCCAACAACCGACAGACACCATATCAGCAAGCGGAAAATCTCCAAAGTACAGTGAACAGGTAAATGGAATTAACAAAAGTATAATTCAACTCCGTGGAAAGACTAATGAACTAGAACGGAATGTAGAAGAGACCCGGTCTGAGATCAAGGATGTAGAGAGCGGATTGGATACGAAAATTACGCAAAATGCAGGAAAAATTGAAGCAGAAGCGAAAAGGGCAACAGATACAGAAGTAGAATTGGCAGCGGCAATATCTTTGCAGGCAGACCAAATCAAATTAAAAGTATCAAAAGGTGATGTCAGTTCTCAGTTAAGTGTTGAAAGTGGACAGGTAAGTATTTCTGGAAACCGTTTTGTATTGGAAGCAGATAACTGTAGCATATCAGCAGATGGAACTATAACAGCTAAAAACGCAGTAATGACTGGTAGTTTTAAGTCTATAGGGGAAGACGGAAGTTACACAGAAGTATCATCAGGTGAAATTAAATTTTATAACGAACTATTGCAAAGCACAGGATCTATAAAAGGATTGGGACAATATCTTACTATTGATGCTTCAATGGTAAGTGTAAGCGGAATTTTAGTGGTAGGAAATGGAGCAACATATGATTCACAATATGTAAAAAACATATCAACAACTTCTCAAATATTGGGCAGTAAGACAGTACTGACAAGTGCCACATTAAGTGTCACAAAAAATTATATAAATGGAACCGTATCAGATGTATCTTTGGTAACACAAACAGCCAATGTTGCTGATTATCCTGGATATAATGTTAATTTTATTACAGGAGTTTCATCACTTGGAGGTTTGCTCACTGCAACATCTGGAATTGTCACACTTATGACGTAGGAGATTTATTATGGTAAAAAAAATATTTATTCTTCAAACGATTATTGGAAAAACAATGAAAGAAGTAATGGAAGAAAGGCAAGAAATTCAGCAATATATAGCTTTTACCATTGGAATTTCCACGTTTACGGAAATCAATGCCACATTGTTTAGCACGGAAGATGGCGATGGTTTTGAAGAGTTTATGAAGCAACTGATTGACATGTCGGATACAGTGGTTGCACAGAGCGGATATGAGGTATCTGAACTGTGCAAAAATCTGTATGCATATGCAGAAGAGCAAGGAAAAGAAATCTATGTAAGGGAGAATTGATATGGCAGCAAACTTTGAGATTAAGAAATTAAAAAGCAACCTTGTGACAGTATTAAATCAAACACCGTTGCCTATCGAGGTGAAAAGGCTTGTACTGTATGAAGTGTATTCGGAGACTAAACAGTTATCAGATATGCAGATTATGAAAGAGGAAAGCGAGGTATCTGCAGATGACGTTGAATAAGGTTTATACCAGAATTAACTGGGAAGATTACCCCAGTGAAAACACAGACATTGATGAAATAAATCTTAATAAAATGGATTCTGCCATTGATGCGTTGGACAACCGTATCGTATCACAGGATGCCATTAAGGTTGATAAGACCACAATCAACGACAAAATTGCAGGTTGGACTATGGACGAAACAACCGGTATTATTACCATTACAAAGTACAATGGTGAAAAAGTAATTTTTGACCTTAATATTGAAAAATACCTGTTGGCTTTTCCATGTCTGATGACGGAATCATTACCATGACTACAGAAGACGGAACAAAGTTTACGGCTGATATTGGTTCTATGATTCCGGTGTTGACATTTGAAGATTCTGCAACTATAGCTGTTTCCGTGAATGGTACTGGAAAGAATAAGACTTATTCTTTTTCGATAAAAACAGGATCAGTAACAGATGATATGCTTCAGCCTAATTATTTAGCAGATATTAGAGTAGAATCCGCAAATGCATCTGCTTATGCGCAATCCGCAAATGCAAAATCTGTATTGGCTGAATCTTATGCCATAGGTGGAACCGGAACAAGAGAAGGAGAAGATACCGATAACGCAAAGTATTATATGGAGCAGGCAAAACTGCAAACAGGAGGAATACCAACAAAAGTTAGCGAATTAGAAAATGATGCTGGATACATTACAAAAAAAGTTTCTGATTTGACAAATTATTATGACAAAACAAGCGTTGATAAAAAAATAGATGCAATTCCTAAAACGTATTTGACAAACTATTTGACCAAAACTGGTGACGGTAGTAATTTGACTGCGGCGTTTGAAGAAGCAACAACTTTAGAGGAATTAACGACAGGAGAAAAGTTATCATCTATTTTTGGAAAACTTAAACTGGCTGTAAAAAACCTTAAATCACTTATAGGCCTTATCGGAACTACCGATATTTCGACTATTGGTGACGGTACTATCACTGGGGGATTAAGTGATGTAAATGGCAAGTTAATTGCTCCTGACTATAAATCTGCTGTAGCCATACAATCTAATTACACTTGTATGACTAATGGCTATGTAATTGGAACAATACAGGGTGCAGTGAATGGCTGGGCATCTATCCGATCATCAAAGAATGCAAATTATTTCTTGGCATTATGTACATCATCAGAAAATCCTATAGCGGTATGTATTCCATTTGCATCAGGAGACTCCGTTATATTTGGATCGAGTGGTACATATAATCTCGCATTTGCACCGGCTAAATAATAAAAGTACCTTTTATCACGCAAGCATTTAGAGTTCCGGTTACGGAATACTCCTGAAATATACTTCCATTGTACATCAAGCTTACATTACCAGTGCTAGCAACATCATTTATCACTAAGTACTGACTGGGTATCAATATATTATATTTGGGGTGTAAATCTGCTGGTAGCGTGGCTAATGGAGATCCGTATGGTATAGACCCACTTAAAATGCGGAAACCAAAATCTACAATATTGCCCGTTCTTTTGCAGTGTACAAAATCGGTGGTTACACCTGATGGTATCGTTATATCATAATCTACGGATTTTAACTTGCCATTTACAGAAGCAGTCATAAAAAATATTTGCGAAATAACAACAAAAAAGAGCATGGTGTAAAAGCCATGCTCTTAATCTATTTATCTGATTCCCCAGTCACCGTCATTGTTTACGAAACCAACCACATATCCTATTATGTCATCAACTATGTGTTCCGGGAGTATACTGTTCGGAGACATGAGCGGAACATATCTCCATTTTCTTACACCATCTTCAATTATATGGGTTTTCACGACAATATATATCCCACCATTACTGGTCACAATACATCGTTCACCGTCTTGTGGTTCACGATCTGCGGAAAGGAGAATAATTTCCCCTGGAAGATAAAACGGCATATAGTAGTCACAGGGAATTTTCAAACCGATATAAGTCTTGGATTTTATATCTTCCGGTAAATTGTCTATGCAAATAGGTTCTACAGCGTTTGTGGTGGCTATAATTCCATTCACAAGTTGCGGTTTGAGGACAGAAATATACTTGTGTGATTTTTCAAGACTGGAATAGATTTTAGCTTGGTGACGTATGAAGTAACGGATAAGGTAAAGAGAGTGTTCCGGCAGACTGCGGCATATCTTGACAGATTCCAACATCTTATCTTCCATAGTTCCGCAACCTACCAGTTCGTCTACACTGATTCCAAAGGCTCTGGCAAGCGCAACAGCGGTCGATAGCTTCGTGTCGTTAGAATTACCGTATAGTAGTGAATTAAGCGTAGAATAAGGCAAATTAGCTTCATCAGCAAGCTTGTAAACCGTCATGTCCGGTTCATTTAGAAATTCATGGAGATTTCCACGAAAACTTAACATATAATTAGTACGGTTGACTGATAAATGTGTCGATATTTCTTTGATTCGGTCTTTTTTCATCATGTTTTTTATCCCCCTTTCACATGATACACTTGTAACATCCCTTGTTTCAAGGGACTTCAAGTTCTGGCGAGGGCGGTGTTTATTGGCGTTTTCACCGTCCTCTTTTGTTGATATTTTACAACAATAAAAAACGTGAGTCAAATATATTGATTGTTAAGAACGTATGTTCTATAATGTAATGTATCGCTACTTTAGATTCTGCGGAGAATTAAGGGGAGAGGGGTGTGGTTACGATGAACGAAAGCAATGAATTTTACAGAGAGGAAATTGCAAGGATACTATCTGGAATAGAAGACAATGACATATTGAAATATGTCTATGTCATTGTCTCTGATATAGAGGGGGAAAAATGAAAAATCGAAAAAAAATAAATTGGGCGTTAATAATTTTGATTTACTTTTTAGGATTATTAACAAATTATTTCTTAAGATAGACCTAATATTTTCTTTAAATATTCTGTAAATATTGGAGAGCATAATCCCATAAAGTACACTAAAACGTAAACAAGTTTTGGACCTATATAATCAATAATTTTTTTAAAAGGACTTATGTAATTATGCTCTTTACTTTTTACTATATGTATGTCTTCTAATGAATTTATTTTTATATATTTCATTTCTTCTAGTTCATTTATGTAATCAATAAAATCATCTATGGCAGAATCACCATAATCTTTTGAAATCCTACCTAATACAACATTGTTGTCTTTATTTTTTATTGATATTAAATAGCCAAAAAAATCATTAGAATCTTTTATTTTTCTCTTCATTCCGCACCTCCGATTATCATTTTAAATGCGGAAAATGCAGTACTTCTTTTTTTCTCCGAAAGATTGTAGTACTTAATCAATAAATCTTCCATATCGGGATCATTTCTTAAAAAAGAAACTAATCTAGCATATTTTGCTGAATATTTTTCTCCATCTTCTTTACCGGTCAACAAAAATTCAATAGAAACTCCTAAAAAATTCGCAATTACTTCTATACGGTCATCCGGAATAACTCCCTTTTTTAAACTTCTTATATATCCATTACTAAATCCGCAAGAAGTCTCTAATTTAGAAATGGCTATTTTCCTTTCTTTACATATAGATTTTACTCTTTCTACTGTAGTCATAGTGTCCTCCCAAAAATTTAGATGATACTCTAAAAATATGCTTGACAAAATAGAGAACACTCTATATAATAAATTTAGGATTTAGAGGAAAGCCTAAATTTAAAAATGTTCTCTGTGGTTTCTTGGCAGTTACTATATTAGAACATTCTCTAAATTTTGTCAAGTTTTTCTCTAAATTCCTAAATCAAGAGAAAGGAAGTGATAGATTGAATTGTTACGACAGAATCAAGGAAATTTGTGATAAGAAAGGAACAAATATTTATCAAGTGGAGCAGAAAGCCGGATTGAGCAATGGAATTATCCGAAAGTGGAATGAATCTGCTCCGCAAGTTGACAATTTAAAGGCTGTTGCAAAAGTCCTTGGAGTAAAAGTAGACGAGTTACTGGAATAGGGAGGTAAAAACATGGAAAAACAGAGATATGTGGTATTAGACAAAAATGGTAAAGCAAATATAGTTCAGAAAGCTGATTCACGTTTTGTTGGAATTGACGAGATGGCACAGCACATTGCGTTTGATATTATCGAAGATTACAAAAGCATTATAGATGGCGATAAGAAAATCGAAGAAACAAATATTGATTTGTCTATCAAAGTCCTTACCGCCATTTCGCCTTTTAGGAACGGCTCTGGATATGGAAAGGATTGTTAGTTGCCGCTGCTATTGCTAATTGTGGTTTTTCTTTCGGTAAAGAATTGACGATTTCTGAATAGTATTGGTCGTACAGGTTCTTAAAATCATCAAAACTTCCGGTATATCCACAAATTTTAGCAATGGCGTAAGCGGATGCGTATTCTTTGGAATCCAATGTAATTCACCTCCTTATATCAGAATAAGGAGAGTATACCACAAATAGGGAGTTAATTGAATGAGTGAAAAAGAGAAAAAAAGCGTTGAGAAGTTAAAGAGAGCCATTCCGAATATGTCCGATTTCGACAAGGGATATATTCTCGGCAAGACAGAGAAGATGGCAGAGGAATCTGTTAAGAAGCAGGAGGAAGAAAATGCAAATCCAATTTGAGAGAGAACTTCTCAAAACCTTAAAGAGCATTGACGGTACTCTGAAAAGAATTGAGAAGTCCGTGAAGGATGAAGAGAAAAAGCTTACGATCATTTGTAATGCTGTTTCTCATGAACTGAAAGGAGAACATGAATGAAAAAATGGACTTACCGCCAGAAGAGAGATCTTCTTGACAAATTAGAACCTTGGATCACTGCATTGGTTCAACTCATAAGTGCATTGGCTGGGGCGGCTGTCGGAATAGCTATCTGCTACTTTTTCTAAGTGGTATGTTGCAGTTGCAGTTATTAAAGACACAACAAAAGGTATGAGTATATTTCTTAAAAATGAGAGAAACAAATGTTCTTTGTAGAATCTTCCTTTTGAAGACAAAGTAAATTTGAACATTTCACGATTTATGGATGAACTAACTATGGTGAAATATCCCTTTTCCTTTAAGGACAAAAATGCTTGGTAAACATCTTCACCATTGTAATTCCCTATTTCAGACAATGAAATGGAACATTCAGAAGATTTTACAGTTTTCCTAAGTACTTTTCTTTCGATTTTGAGAAGCATATGAAACCTCCAGTTTTTTAGAACATTATACCACAGAAAGGAGAACAATGAACGAATTAGAGCAGAAAACAATATCTTCCGTGGAAGTAGCGGAAATGATAGGGAAAGAGCACAGCAAACTGCTAAGAGATATACGCACTTATGTTGAGCAATTAGGACAAGCCAATTTTGGACAGTCCGATTTCTTTACAGAAAGTACCTATCAAAACAGCCAAAACAAGAAACAGCCTTGCTACATGGTAACGAAGAAAGGTTGCGAGTTCATAGCACATAAGATGACCGGAGTTAGGGGAACAGAATTTACGGCAAAGTACATTGACCGTTTCCACGAAATGGAAGATGCAATCAAGGCACATATCCCTACCGGACAGGAATTGATTGCACTGGCAGTTGTCGAAGCACAGAGGATGCTTGCACAGAAAGAGGAAGAGGTTAAGCAGTTACAGACCACTGTACAACAGATGGATGCCGTGATTACCGATATGACACCAAAAGTTGACTATGTGGACAAGATTCTTTCATCTAACGACTGTATGACGGTTACACAGATTGCACAGGACTACGGAATGAGTGCTGTGAGGTTTAATTCAGTTTTAAGAACAGCTGGCATTCAGAGAAAAGTCGGTGACCAGTGGATATTGTACGCAGACTTTCAGGGCAAGGGTTATGTGAGAACAAAGACAAATGATTATGTTAAGCATGACGGAAGCACAGGAACAAAGCCACTTACCGTATGGACACAGAAAGGCAGGATGTTCTTATACAACAAGCTGAAAGAGATTGGCATTGAACCTATCGAGGAGGAAAGCGCATGAGAACGACATTAAAGCTTTTTCTTCCTATTATAATAGCACTCTCCATCACATTTACTTCCACGGCACAGCCATCCGGCAGTTTTATATCCGAGGAAGCACAGGAATCGTGTGTAAAGTACGGTGAGGAATACGGCATCTGCCCTGAAATGCTCATGGCAATGATCGAGAAAGAATCTTCCGGCAGACCGGATGTGGAAAGTGGCGGTTGCAAAGGACTGATGCAGATTTCTGACAGATGGCATAAAGACCGCATGGAACGTTTGGGAGTGACGGACATCTACTCCGTGGACGGCAATATCCATGTGGGAGCCGACTACTTGTCGGAATTGTTTGAAAAGTACTGTGATGTAGGAATTGTACTTATGGTTTACCACGGAGAGAAGAACGCAGCTACAAAGACAGAATTAAGTGATTACGCAGACTGGATATTAACCAGGAGCGCAGAACTGGAAAGGATGAATGGAAAATGACGAACAGAGAGAAGTATGCGGAACAGATTATTGACATGGCACTTGATAGTATAGAGATAGCTGTGGACAAAGAAGGAAAGTTATGTGATTGCAATGTAATACTTTGTTCCGATTGCGCATGGAGTGATAAAAGCAGATGCAGGGAAAGGTTCAAAGAATGGGCAGAGCAGGAATATGTTGAACCACCTGTTGACTGGTCGAAAGTGCCTGTGGACACGAAAGTGTACGTAAGAGATTCTGACAGTGAATCTTGGTGTCCTAGATATTTTGCAAGATTCAAAAATGGGGGAATATTTACATGGACTAATGGTACTACTTCTTTTTCAGCTGAAGGCTTTGATGATGTAACATTGTGGAGACAAGGAAAACTTGCGGAGGACACCGTATGAGTTCCAAAAAGCGGTTTACCGTAAAAGGGTGCATCGGAAAGATATTTTACAGTCCGAAAGAATGGGAAGTTGACCGTGAAACAGCATTCTATTACAGAATTGTAAACCGCAATACCGGGAAGAAAAAATGGTTAAGAAAGGAGTATTTTTATGCAGAAACGACAGATTATCCCCATCGTCCGTGCGAATGAGATTCTGATTGCAAGACTGTTAGATGCAGGAATCTTGTATATCAGCGAAGAGGACGACATGATCCACGTAACAGAAGACTGAAAGCCGGAGGAGTGAGGAAATGGAAAGGAAGATAAGAAAAATCTTGGTAGAACTGGGGCTGAAACAGTACTTGCCGGGATTCCAGTACATCATCGAGGTTGAAACGCTGATGTTTGAGAACCGGAACAGAAGACTTTCTGAAATCTACCGGATTATCGGAGAGGAACACAGCACAACCAAGGAAAGCGTGTACCGGGCGATCAAGTGGGCTGTTGATAAGATGAACCCAAGCACAGAGCTATACAAGGAGATCAATGAGACAGACAAGCCGGTCTCAATCTATATGTTTGTTAATTCACTGTATTTATATCTTTGGGAGGATAGGAAAAATGAGGATTAAGCACATCTTTTTGCAGAATTTCTGCAAATTCTATGGTTCTAACGTAGTGGACACTGATTTATACGACCGGACAGAGGTTTCCGGTGTAAATGAAACAGGTAAGTCCACGATCAAAAGAGCAATTCAGCATATTTTTGGATGCCGTGACGAGAACGGCAGAGAAATCACCGGAATCAGACCGCACGATAAGGACGGCAATGACATTGACGGAGATATTACCACAGAAGTTACCGTGGAGATTGACGATACAGACAAGGTTCTGAAAAAAGTATGCCGTCAGAACTTCAATAAGAAAGGCGAGTTTACCGGCAATGTCACGGATTACTATGTGAATGATATTCCAAAAAAGGCAGCAGATTTTGAAGCATTTTTTGAAGAGAGTGTATGCGGAAAAGATAAGTTTTCACTTTGTATCAATGCCATGACACTTCTGCTGAAAGGTGGCACGGATCAGAGAGCCATTCTTGCTGATATGTTTGGTCAGCACAGTAATGATGACATTTGCAATCAGTTTCCGGAGTTTGAAGCATTAAGGACTGTTCTGCAGGACGGCACTGTTGATGAACTGAAAAAGCGTTGCAATACGCAGTTGTACGGCACAAGGGGAAGAAATGGAACCAAGGGCTTGCAGGACCTGTTAGATGAAATTCCGAGCCGAATTGACGAGGTAAGCCGTCAGAGAGTGGATATTGACCTTGCGGATTTGGAACTGAAAAAGAAAGCTTTACTGGATAAGCTGTCAGAGAACATTAAGCAGCAGACAGATACACAGAACAGTATGAATTCCTACGATAAGCTTTCTGATGGAATCATTGAGTTAAAAGGTCAGTTGAGCGCATTGCAGCAGAAAGCAAATGAAAAACTGGATACGGACAGAAGAGAGAAGCGCACAACACTGAATCAGATTCAAAATGAGCATCAGAAAGAGTTGCTTAAAGCAGATACCATTCGTGAAGAGATCAATGCACTGGAAAAGCGCATCGCACAGTATGAGCAGAAGAGACAGGAATTGAAGAAGAGTTGGGATTTGAATAAAAGCCTTAAATTTGATGAAAACTCTCTGATTTGCTCCTACTGTGGACAGGAATATCCGGAAGAGAAGAAAGAGCAGTTAAGAACGGAGTTTGATGTACACAAGGCACATGAACTGGAATTGATTACCAAAGAGGGTTCTTCCTGTGCTGAACATATCAAAGCGGATCAGGCAGAACTGCAGCATAAGCGTGAGGAACTGAAAAATACCGAGGATGAAGTGGAGCGGTTAGAAAAAGAGGTTTCCATTGCCGATAATGCCTTAAATTCCATTCCGGCAAGCGTGGATATCTCCAACACGGAAGAATACAAAGCTGTCCAGTCACAGATTGCTGAGAAAGAAGCTTCCATGCACAAATTCACTGACATGAATCTTCTCAGAATCCAGTTAAAAGGTGATGAAGAGCAGATCCGCAATGATATTTCTGTGGTTGATAAGTCTTTGGCGAGTGTAAGCATTAACGAGAGTGTGGATAAGCGTATCACAGAACTGGAACAGGAGCGCAAGAACATTGCACAGAAGATTACGGATGTGCAGGCACAGCTTGACCTGTTAAAGAAATTCAGCCGGAAGAAGAACGAACTGTTGGAAGCTGATGTGAATAAATATCTTTCTTTCTGCACTGTGCGGATGTTCAGACCTCTTGTGAATGGTGACACGGAAGAATGCTGTGACTTTACATACCGTGGAGAGCCTTACAGTCGGAATATGAACCACGGAGCAAGGATTCTGACAGAGATTGACATTTGCAATGCGTTTCAGAAGCGGTGTGGGGTGGAATTGCCTATTATGGTTGACGATACCGAGAGCCTTGATCCTTGGAAGATTCCTGATGTTGACAGTCAGTTGATTATGTTCCGCAGAAGTGATGATGCGAGTTTGAAAGTGGAGGAAGTGAAAAATGGAAAAAGTAATTAAGAGTTACAAAGGGTTCAACAAGGACATGACGCAGTGGATTTCAGTACGAAGAGGGCAAGGAGTACGAAGAGGAGACAGCAGATGCTTGTCACAGCGGATTCCATGCTTGCGAATATCCACTGGATTGCTTTAATTATTATTCTCCAAACGAATCTGTTTACCATGAGGTGGAGCAGAGCGGTGAATTTGACAGAGGTGAAGATAATTCCAAGGTTGCATCCACCAAGATTAAGGTCGGTGTAAGACTGGACATTGCAGGACTGGTAAAAGCAGCCATTGATTTTACCATGAATAGAGTTAAAAAAGAAGCTGGAAGTAATGAAGACTGCGGTGCATCCTCTGCCACAGGTAACTGCGGTGCATCCTCTGCCACAGGTGACTACGGTGCATCCTCTGCGACAGGTTACAAAGGTGCATCCTCTGCCAATGATCCCGAGAGCGTTGCGGTCGCATGGGGATACAAAGGAAAAGCAATGGGTGTCCTTGGTTCTCATATTGTACTTGCTGAGTGGAAATACATCGGTAAAGAAGATGATGACATATACGACAGGTCAGAGCAGAAAGCATGGGAATTTGTCGGTGCGAAGATGTTTCGAGTAGACGGTGAAAAAGTGAAGCTGGATACATGGTACAGATTGGAAAATGGTGAACTTGTGGAGGTGGAAGATGCAGATTAAGAAAGAGACAGTCATTTCCGTTTTGACAACAAGAGGAGAAACAATCGATGCCGGTGACACCGTGATATTCAATTTTGATGACAAGTGTTGCGTGGGAGTGTACCTGGGACTTTCAGACCGTGGAGCCTTGAAATTCAAAGGCAAGATTGCTGATACGGATGTGACATTCCATGTGATGCCTAGAAGCATCAAGGAGATTTACAAAGCTGATGTGACAGTGCATCAGGGAGTTGCAAGTGGCTTTATGAATGAGCCGGAAAGCGAGGAAGAATAAGATGGAAAAACATAAATTTAAGGTTGGAGACAGAGTAGTTGAAAAAATAAATCAGAAAAAAGGTATTGTAGTCGATTTTTTAAGAAACGAAGACCTTGTTCTTGTAAAGTTTGATGGTTGGAACAAAGGGCATGACGGAAATGGGTATACAAGAAGTGGCAAAACTTACTCTGGAAATCATTGTTGGTATTTTTGCAAAGAAGAATTAGAAATAATAAAGGACGAAACCATCGTCATCTACCGCAAGGACAACAAAGTGATTGCACTGGACAAGTCCACTGGCGAGAAAGCAGAAGCAAACTGCAATCCTGCTGATGAATTTGATTTCCGTACTGGTGCTAAGTTGGCTTTTAATCGGCTGATGGGCGAAGATGCGAAGCCTGATAACGGTGTCCGGGAGGTTAAGAGAAAAGCTAAAGTCGGTGAGTACATCAAGGTTGTTTATGCGATGCCTTGTTTGATTCCTTATAAAAACGGAGATATTTTCAAAGTAAATTGCGTTACGACATCAGGATGTATTTGCAAAAAATCTGAGGAAAATGTTGGTTTATTGCACAAAGAGTACGTTGTCCTTGAAAACTACAAACCGGAAGAAAAATCGCAGGAAGATGATGACAGCGAAATCCGTGTCGGTGACATGGTAGAGGTAACACGAAGCGGTGGTTGTTATTCAACGTACGATACATGGAGTGGACTTGGAAGTTATAGGCAAAATTTTGTTAATGGAGTTTCTGTTGAAGACGGAATGGTTGCAAAGGTTTTGAACATTGCGAAGCATGACAGGCTGCATAATTTTCGCCTTGCACTTATTCAGAATCCCAAGACAACACAGGTATTCATCATCAAAATTGACGGCATCAAAAAGGTAGAAAGGTAGGTAGAAACATGGCAGACGAAAAGAAGCAGGAAAACACAGGAATTGTGGAATACGAATCAAATGGGGAAATTGTAAAAATTTCCCCAACAACGGTAAGAAAGTACCTTGTAAGCGGTGGTGGAAACGTATCGGATCAGGAAGTAATGATGTTTATGTCTCTTTGCAGATATCAGCATCTTAATCCTTTTTTGAAAGAAGCATACCTCATTAAGTTTGGAAACAATGATCCTGCTACTATTGTTACCGGAAAAGATGTTTTTACAAAAAGAGCCGATGCAAATCCGAATTATGCAGGAAAAAAAGCAGGAATTATTGTTCAAAAGAAAGATGGTTCCGTTGAAGAAAGAGAAGGATCTTTTGTCCTTAAGGACGAATCTATTGTAGGAGGTTGGGCTAAAGTGTTTATCAAAGGAAGAGAGACACCGGAGTACCAGTCAGTATCTTTCGATGAATATGTTGGAAGAAAAAAAGATGGAACAATCAACGGTCAATGGTCTAAAAAGCCTGCAACAATGATAAGAAAAGTTGCTGTTGTACAGGCATTAAGAGAAGCTTTTCCGGATAAATTCCAAGGTTTGTATGCGCAGGAAGAATTTCCTGATGTTTCCGATGTGAAACTTGATGTGGAAAAAGTTGTGGCAGAAGAGGTACAGGCAAATGCAAACAATATCGAGTTTCCTGACGCAACATTTGAGGAAGTGCCGCAGACCGCAGAGACGGACATTGCCAGCGCAGAGACACCGGATTGCTTTAAGTAGGGAGAATTGAGGACATGGAAGATACTGTTAAATGGAAAGTGAACGGCATTTTCAAAGCTGATGCGAACAAATGCTATTCAGAAATTATTTCCTTGGAGAACATCACACCTAGTTCTTTACTTGAAAGAGCAAGGGACAAGGAATCTGAATTACATAAATGTTTTGAATGGGATAACGATGTGGCAGCAGAAAGATACAGAATCACGCAGGCAGGAAATATTATCAGAATGCTTTACATTGCTCCCAAAAGCGAAGATGTGCCACCCGTCAGAGTATTAAGCAGAACATCTGACACGGTGTATCAGCCGACAAGAACTTTTTTGACGAACCATGATGAATACGATGATTTGCTGAAAAGAGCGTTGTCGGAACTGGAAAGTTTCAGAAAGAAATACAATACACTTTCTGAACTTGAATCGGTATTTGAGCAGATAGATTTAATCACTGCTTAGATATATATAAGCATCAAACAGAACATAACTGGATAAATCAAGACAGGAAAAGACAAAACAACCTATATTCAAGTGCTTTATAGGTGGGATAAACACCTATTATATAACAGCTTTTTATAAAATATCGAGAAAACAGGACAAAATGAAAAAGGAAAATAAAGCAAATCATAGGACATTTTATCTCACTTGTTAAGCACTTGATTATAGGCACAAACTGATAGCATTTTATAGGCGGTATGATACCGCCAAAAATAAGAATTAAACAGGACATTATAGGAAAGCAAATTAAATTATAGCATAGAACATCATATCGCTTACAAAGTGCTATCAGTAACTGCTTACCGTTTTATAGGTGGCATAAGCCACAAAAGCAAAGAAAAACACATTACAAGACAATACAGAACAAGACATTACAATACAAAACAGAACACTACAAAAATTATTGTTTATGCCACTTACAAAGCGGTAAGCACACAAAAGAATAGAAAAGGAGATTATATCATGGCAAATACGGAAGTTATTGAAATTAGACCACTCAACATCAAAACCGCAGAAATCACTATTGCAGGTGACGGAGATTTGATTCTGAACAAGATGAATGATGTAAATGCAAGAGATTTGATTGACAAGCGCAAGGACAAGGCAAAGGACACAGCGAAGCCTAACCCATGGGAATCTATTATCACTGCTATGCACTGGTACAATGGAAAACCTACCGATTTTTCAGAGGAAGGACTTGTAAAGGCATTAAAGGAAAATGCACCATGTATTACTGGTTTTGGATTGAAAAAATCTTTCGGACAGGCTGTCACGCAGAACAAGATTGATACATATGCTACGAAATTCAATGCAGGAGTAAATATCATTGCAAAGGGAGATTTAGTCCCTATCCAGTTTGCAGAACATCACATTGACGAGAAGTTGATGTCACCTAAAAAAGGAAGTCCAGTTCTTGTGCGACTGAACAGATTTAGCGGTTGGAAAGCTACTTTTACAATTCAGTACACCGAGAACGCATACTCCATTGAACAAATTGTAAACATCATAAATCTTGCAGGATTCGGAAATGGAATCGGAAGTGGAAGAAGTAGTGGCTACGGCAGATACCATGTAGAGGGCATTAAGTAAAAAATAAATACAGGTTGGGTACTTTATAGGCGGTGCAAACCGCACATCAATATAACCTTGAACAACATAGAATATTACAGTATAAAATATGACACGATATTATATTGCTTTGTGTATAAAGTGCCCAACCACAAGAAAGTGAGGTGATGAAATGCTCAAATTGAAATGTTGCGGTTCAGGCAGTTCAGGCAACTCATACGCACTCATGACGGAGAATGAAACACTTCTGATTGACGCAGGAATGGGAATCATGGATATAAAGCGTATGTGTGACTGGAATGTAAAAAATATTGTTGGTTGCATAGTTTCACATGAGCATGGTTAGGAGACCATAGCAAGAGTATTGAAGATTTGCGGAGAATGGGAATCAGAGTTGTAGCACCGTATGAAAGCGGAAAAGTAGAGACAATGCACTTTACTTTAGGTGATTTCGACATACAGGCGTTTGATGTTCCGCACAATGGTTGTTGGAACAACGGATTTTATATTAAGACACCTTTGCCGTATTCACAGAGAATTATTTATGCCACGGACTTTGAATACATTCCATATAATTTCCGCAAACAGGAGATAGATTGTTTTTTGATCGAGTGTAACTATCAGAAGAAATATGTTGACATGGATGCACCTAATTACGTTCACAAGGTCAAAGGTCACTGCGAACTGGATACTTGCAAAGGAATTGTCGAAGCGAACAAGTCAGATGCCTTGCAAAACTTCATATTGTGTCATTTGGGCGGTGATACAACCGATGCCGATGAATGTGTCGCAGAGGTAAAAAAGATTGTTCCATTGGCGAATGTGGACTATGCGGCAGCAGGCAAGGAATGGATTTTACGGAATGGAAAGGAGTGCCCGTTTTGATTGAGTGGAGTTTAATATCTAAACTTATGAATTGCTTTCCGAATAGTGTTGTAACAATCAAAGTAGAATTTATAGCACATATCGAAAGCAACACATATTTTATATTGAAAGATTGTAATACAGAAATGGATGTGAAGTGTAAAGTTTTGGAATGGCTTTCAAGGGCAGCATACAAAACAGAACAATACAGCACTAAAAAGAGCAATGACAAATTCCATAAATTCATTTTGCAAGGAATAAATGATTTTTTGGGTACTACTTTTTCAGAGAAAGATATGGAAAAAATATACACATATTTGGGAAACAGATGTAACCATGAAAAAACAATAAGTTTTGTTGCCAGCGGATATGATATGAGCGTTTTAGAAGAATAGGCGGTGATGTGGTTGGCTGATTGGAAGAATATAGCAAAAGCAAAATCCATAGAGAGAAAGAATCGTGAAAGAATACTGGCGGTTAATCCACACGTAGACGATGGAAGTGGAATTTACTTTCTGACAAGAACAGACGAGGATGGTTTCCGATTTGCGTATGTGGGACAGGCGGTACACCTACTCCAAAGACTGGCAGGGCATCTTAACGGATACCAGCACATTGATTTATCCATGAAGAGCCACGGATTATATTCTGCAGATAATATATACGGTTGGAAAATCGGATTCCTAAATTATCCGGTAGAAGAACTGGACAAGTGGGAGCAGTACTGGATTAAACGTTATGCGGACGAGGGTTACCAACTTCGCAACAAGACAGCCGGTGGTCAAGGTGATGGAAAGAAGCAGATCGCAGAGTATAGACCGGGAAAAGGTTACCGTGATGGACTGGCACAAGGCAGAATCAACCTTGCAAGGGAACTGGCGAACATTGCAGACAAGCATCTGGTCATCAGTTTGAAGACTGAGAAGCAGAACAATTCCGTGTCACAAAGACAATTTGTTCGGTTTATGGAACTTTTGCATGGAGAAAAGGACGGTGAAAGTAATGAATAAAACAGACTATGAAGTACTTTTACAATACGTTGAAGAAACTGACAAGGAGTTTTATGAATCTCTTTCTACTCAAAAACAAATTATGTATCTTTGCTATCAATATGGAACTGAATCTTTTAAAAAATACTTATTTAAGTATAGATTTCAGCAAGTATGCAATAAATTAAAGGAGTTTTTCAGAAAATGGTGAAATACGAAGGTGAATGCTGCGGATGTGCAACTGAAAGAACTTGAAAATCACAGAACTTGGAGGTGATACATAAAATGCCAAAACGATATGACAATCCGCAGGAAATTTTGAAAATCATGCGGCAGACAGAACTTTTGAAGCAGTCTGCGGAAAGAAGTCCATTCACCGGAATACTTACATTGTTCTGCTATACCTTGTGGAAAGACTACAAGTACTCACAGACGAGACTTTCCGACTTTTGCGGTAAATTCACCGAATACAATGAAAAGTACGAGAATGAGCCTTATACGGAGTTACAGAGCAGGCTTAACGATTTTGCAGACTGGACGATTGAGTACAAGGAATTTACCGAAGCTGATTATCCACATTACAAGTCGGTTGTAGCGCAGAAATGCATCCAGGAACAGGTCAGATGTAACAATCTTATCAATGAGTTGTCCACAAGGTACATCCTATATGGAATGGTAATTCTTATGGAAGATGGATTTAGTAAGAAGAAGCTGACGAATTTCAAGGATAAGTTTTCTGACCACATGGACAAAGCCGGAGACAAGTGCAACGGAAAGGATTTCATGGACTTGTGGAGAGAACTGGTGGAAAACACCGGGATCTATATTGAGAAGCCTATTTTTGAGTAAGGAGTTCTAAATGGCAGAAAAAAGAATGTTCAGCGCAAAAATAATTGAGAGTGATGCTTTTTTGGATATTCCTGCTACGGCTCAAATGCTTTATTTCCATATCTGTATGAACGCTGATGATGACGGATTTGTAAACAACCCACGGAAAATCATAAGGATGTGCGGTGCTTCAGAAGATGATTTGAAATCCTTGATAGACAATAGATTCCTTTTATCTTTCGATAGTGGTGTTATGCTTGTAAAACACTGGCGCATTCACAACTACATTCCACCGGATCGTTACAAGCCGTCATGCTATATGGACGAAAAAAGCAAAATAGGTGTGAAACTAAACGGATCATACACTACAGACCCTAAAAAGATGGTTTCCCCAGTAGAGGGAAATCCAAAGAAGAGTTGCTACGACAAAGAAATCAAACTTGATAAGAGGTGATATAAATGCAGATGACAGGTTATGAATTGTTGGCGAATTACGAAAAAGCAGAGGACAAGGACAAACAGATTCAGATTCTTGCGGATTTGAACCACATTCCGGTTGACATGGTGTGTTTTGTGATTGACAACAGAGAAAAATTTGAAAATTTGGAGACACCATTGTCCACAGAAGAATTTGCAAAGTGGTGTGAGACGGAACTTGACCGTGTGGATGCTCATATCCATGCACAGGAAATATATTACAGAGAAATTTGCAATGTATACAGAATCGCAAGTACATACGGAAAAAGGAGTGTAGCTGTATGAGAGAGGGAACATGAAACTTTCAGAACGGTGACTTACTATACATGGATACACACCCGGTTGCTGATGCTATTAGAATCGGACGCACGAAGCCGTATGACTGCAGCTACCCGGTGATGGTGAGCAAGCCGAGGATCCCGGAAAGGAGTAAGGATGGAGAGACTGACAGAAAGAACCGCTGATGGAATTTTGGTAAAGGAGAATCACGGTGAAAACGCATTGAGAACATTCTATCAATGCTTTGGAGGAAAACCGAATGCCAACTATTCCAACTGTGAAGAAGGATACTGTGCAATGGAGAAGCTGGCAGATTATGAGGATGCCGAGGAGCAGGGATTGCTCCTGCGGTTGCCGTGCAAGGTGGGAGATACCGTTTATGTAATCACTTCTCCATTTAATGTGTTTGATGATATTGAATATGATGAGAACATGAAAGACGAAGTCTATGAAGCTTATGTTTCTAGTGTATCATTTTATGAAAGCGGAGAACAATATAGAATTTACGCTAAGGCAACAAATCATTTTATAGGAGCATATTTTAGAGAATGCGATTTTGGTAAAACAGTATTCCTCACAAAAGCGGAAGCCGAAAGCAAGCTGGCAGAAATGGAAGGTGCGGAATGAAGAGAGAAGAAGTTATTTACTGCTTAAAGGCTCAGAGTGAACGGTACTCAGAGGTTTGTGAAGAATGTCCTCTGTACGGGAAAACAGGAGTAGATCATTGCTGTGAGGATGCATTACAGCTAGCAATCACCGCCTTGCAGAATCAGCCGGTGTGGATTCCACTGCCGGAGACGTACCGGGAAAGTGAGGTAGAATATGGCAAATAGGAACACACTGCATAGCAACAAATTGGATGCTTTTCGCAAATGGCTTATCAAAACCGGATGGACGATTGAAGAACCGAAAGGTATATGGGAAGTATTAAGAGCGAAAAAGGCAGGAAGACAGAATCCCTTGATTGTCTATCAAAAAATGAACAAAGAGCATTTAAGCGTGCTGGACAGAGATATTGATGTCATCAAGAGATTTTTGCAAGAAAAGTAGGTGGAAGATGGTGAAATGTAATAACTGCAAAAATTTAGAAACAAAGGATAACGGGTTTGATGCGTACTCATGGTGCGAGAAAATCAACGACTGTCCGCATGAGGACATAGAAAGAGATTGCGAGCACTACTCCCCTATGACCAACGCAGACCGGATCAGGAGCATGACTGACGATGAGCTGGCAGATTTTTTAGTGACAGTAGAAACATACGGTTATCACGACCAGAGCATATCGGGAACCTACGAGATGAATGAATGGCTCAGGGCAGAAAGCGAGGAATGAGGATGCAAGATAGATATTTATTCCGTGGAAAGCGGATTGATAATGGAGAATGGGTACATGGTTACTTGTTTGATGATGGATTTGAAAATGGAAGAGTATTTATTGGCGGAATTGTTATTGAAAAATACAATGGAACTGCTTGCGATGATTGGAATGTTACTGGTATAAATTTCTACGAGATAGACCCGAACACTATCTGCCAGTGTACCGGACTTAAGGACAAGAACGGCAAGCTGATTTGGGAGAATGATATTGTTAAACATTACAATGATGGAGCACATCCAGAAAATTATTGCACTGGCACTGTACTTTGGGATGAAAATTATGCTGAATTTTATCGGACAAGTAATGAGTATGGATTATCAAAGCCACGTATAAACAGGGATTGTATTTATGAGGTTATCGGAAACAAATTTGACAATCCGGAACTGTTGGAGGAGTAATATGGCGACATGCAAACGCAAAAATCGTAATTGTCGGTATGAGTATAATCAAAATTCTTACCAGTGCAAGAAATGTATTGAGGAAAATTTAAATCAATATCCGATTACCTGCGAAGATTGTCATTACGGTGGTTGGGGAATATGCAATAAAAGGGGTAAGAATCAGCGGAGAATGAGACCTTGTGAGGATTTTAAATGGAGTTAAGGAGGGTAGCCATGACGGAGAATGAAGCAATAGAAAAATTACATGCATATCTTGAATGTGAAAGCCGTAGAGCAAAAATTGTAAGTTGTAATGAAAGTTGCGATGATTGCGAATTATGTTATATGCAGGGTACTGGTGCTGAACACATTACAAGTGTGAAAACAGCAATTAAGGCACTGGAAGAGGTGCAACAGTACCGCCAGATCGGAAAGATTGGCACCTGTAGAAATGCCGTTGAGATCTGCAAAGCTATGATCGAGCGTGGGATTGACCAGGACAATATCGCAGAATACATAAAATTTGAGGATAACCTAGTGCAGAGAGGGTACGACCTCAAAAAGCTGATTGAGATGATGGAGGAGCATAAGCAGTACCGTCAGATCTGCACGGTGGAGGAATGTTTGCGGAATAAGGATTTCTTGGATTTCCTTGCGGACAAGATGAACCCGAACGATTTTGAAACATATTTGAGTATGTACAATTCATCTGGCGAGAAACAGGAGGATGAACGATGGGAAAATTGATTTATGCGAATAAATTAAAAGCGGATTTAGAAAAAGCAATTTCAAAGAATGAAGATATGGATTGCTTAGACTTTTTACGCGTTGCTTCTGTTACAGATGCCCAGCCTACCGCCTACGACCCGGACAAGGTTGTGGAGCAGTTGGAAGAACGCACAGCATTCCTTAAAGACTGTACGAAGTATGGAAATAAGACAGCAGAGCAGCAGTCAAAATCCTACGACACTATGATGATGTATGAGGTCAAGGATTTGGTAGATGATTTGTTGGAGATTGTAAAGGCAGGTGGTTCAGATGGCAATTAAGCCGATTTTATTCAATACAGAGATGGTTCGGGCAATTCTGGATGGGAGAAAGAGTTGTACGAGAAGAATAATTAAACCACAACCGCAAGGATATTTTGAAGTAAGCGAAGAACCGCTGTATATATATGATACAGACGGAAAACAAGGCAAAATTACACCACCATATCAGCCGGGCGATATCCTGTATGTCCGAGAGACATGGCGTGTTGGAGCATGGGATATATTCAATCAAATGATAGCCTTTGACTATAAAGACGGCACTTGCGGAGAATTAACTTACATACATGACCGGGAGCTGTTTGATAGGTTAGTAAATCAATCCAGAAATGATGCCAGACAAGCAAAATGCGAATACAACGGTGCGGATTTTGTCTGGGAGAAAGGAAAATCGCCTTGCCGTTGGCACCCATCCATCCACATGCCGAAAGAAGCCGCACGTATCTGGCTTAAGGTTACGGATGTGAGAGTGGAGCGGTTGCAGAATATTGACGGAAAAGGGTGTGTGAAAGAAGGAATTGAAGAAGAACCTTTAAAACACGTTGGAGAAGATTTTGTAAAAGGTATGTTTCATGATCTGTGGGATTCCACCATCAAGAAATCCGACATTGACCGCTACGGTTGGGATGCGAATCCTTATGTATGGGTAATTGAATTTGAACGGTGTGAGAAGCCAAAAGGAGTGTGATGCAGATGGAACCCATTGATTACACCGCCCTGTACGAGCAGAATGAGGACTTTAAGCGGTACGTTGACAGATATTGCATCAAGCACAGAATCAGCGTTGAAGAAGCCTTACAGCACTATCTAGTGCAGATGGCGGGCAGGATGTACAAGGAGCAGGAAGAAACTATTGTAAGAAAGGAATAACGAATGCCCGGTAAACCGGGTTGGTGCGCAGTGAATAGGGGTGGCGTACCGAAAAATTACAACACCGTGGCTATAAGGCTTATTGATAAGCGTATGTAGAGCAAACGAATGGTGATCCACGATACAGCATTTGTAGCGTGGTGTTATGACAGAAAAGCTAAAGGTATGTTGGATCAGCGCAGGAGTATCATCCTTTATGGCAGGATACCTTGCAGGAGATGTTGATAAGTGGATTTACATTGACATTGCCGACCAACATGAGGATAGCATGAGATTTATCAAGGATTGCGAAAAGGCAATCGGAAAAGAAATTGAGGTACTTAGATCTACGGAATATGGATGTGTGGAAGAATGTGTCCGAGCGTTCGGAGGATTCCGCAGCGCAGGCAACGGATTTGCCCCATGTACTAACTGGCTGAAAAAGCGTGTCCGTAAGCAATGGGAGCAGGAGCATAAGCAATACGACCTGACTTATGTGTGGGGATTTGACCTGAAAGAGCGCAACCGGGCAGAGCGGACAGTAGAATCTAATCCGCAAGCGGAGCATGAATTTCCTCTGATTGACCGGAATCTGTCAAAGGAAGAGGTTCACGGACTGTTTGAGAGAACATTTTCTTTTCCTCGACCGAAGATGTATGACATGGGATATCCGAACAACAACTGCATCGGATGTGTCAAGGGTGGTATGGGGTATTGGAACAGGATCCGCAAGGACTTCCCGGAAGTGTTTGAGAGCCGGGCACAGTTGGAACGACTGGTTGGGTACTCCATTCTGAAAGATAGTGACGGGACGCCGTTATATCTCGATGAACTGGATCCCAACCGTGGAGACATGAACACAGAAATATTCCCGGATTGTGGAATCATGTGCTATTTAGCACAGAAATAACAGGAGGATAACAAAATGAATAACAATGTATGTTGCGAAGCAAAAGTTGAAAAACCGATGTGCGTTGCTGACTATGAGCATGAGCGGAAAGAATTTGATCCGGAAGTGTATTGGAAATGCAAGGAGTACTTGGATAAGGTAAGAAATTAAGTATGTAACTTAGTATTTAGCAAAGGAGTTAAGCGAGAAATGTGGTCACACGATGAACAGAAAGAAATAAATGACAGCTACGCTGTTATGGCAAGAATAACGTGTAAATATTGCGGAGCAGTAGTACACAAATATGTGGAAAGCCATTATACAGGCGGTTCCAAGTGTGTGATATTGGCAAAGTACTGTAGATTTTGCGGTAATGCTCTTAGGATTTAGTGGAGGAATACTATGGACAATGAGATTATTTCCTTCAATCTAGCAAGAATCGAGCGAGGAAGAGAAAAGCTGTGCAAATGCGATCCACCTCATTACGAGGTCGATACGGTAAACAGGATCGTAAGCTGTCAGGATTGCGGAGCTACGGTAGATGCTTTTGATGCTCTGCTTACATTGGCGAGGCGGTATGAGCTGCTGGAGGATGAACAGCGTAAAATGCTATCTAAAGCCAAAACATACAGTGAACTGGCAGATGCTGAATTCAAACGGATGCGAAAGAATAAAGTATTCCGAGAAATGGAGGAACATTACAGAAAAGGTTTATATCCTATATGCCCTAAATGCGCAGAACCCATTGATCCGGTAGATATTTGGGAATGGACAGCGCATCTGGAGTAAACTGAAATAGAGGGTCAGCCGTTTGACCGTTCAAGATGACCTTATAAACTTCTGAGACGGTACCACGATATTTAGCCTTCTGTCGAAAAACGAAGGACGGTTTTGCTGTTTTTGCGATGAGAAAGCAGCATTTAAACTGAAATTTAGCAAAGGAGACTGGCTTATGAAGTTGTCAAAACTGACTAAGCCAGAACTTGAAGAAATCTTCCGGAACGCCAATTTCACGGAAGAGGAAGAGAAAGTGTTTTGGGATTTGTCTAAAGGAATTTCTCAAAAAGAAATATCCTTTAGACATTCCATTTCTGTAACTACTGTAGAAAGAAGAGTAAGGTCTATAAAAAATAAACTTAAGCGGTTAGAAGGTGATAGATTTGGAACTTTCTGATATGGAAATATTGCAATATGCCGTTAGCAATGGTATGATTGACACGGAATCTTTGCAAAAAAGCATTGAAATGAAAAAGAAAGAGGAGTATCTGAAGAAACACCAATACGCAATCAACAAAGGCAAAGACGGATACTGGAGAACTTATTTGCCAGATGAAGAAAAAGGAAGGAGACTTGTAAAAAAGAAAAGCGAGGAAGATATCAAAGAAGAAGTTATTGAGTTTTACTACCAAAAAGAGCAAAATCCAACAGTTACAGAAGTGTTTTACGAATGTGAAGACCGGAGATTGTCTCTTAAAAAGATATGTAAAGCAACATACGACAGAGACGAGAGATATTTTCTCAGACACTATGGAGAGTTGGGAAAGCGAAGAATAAAATCAATATCAGAAGATGAATGGGGGGATTTTTTAGAGGAAGAAATTGCCGATAAAGAGTTGACACCTAAATCATTTTCCGGTCTAAAAGGAATTACAAGAACATTTCTTAAAAGAGCGAAAAAACGCAAACTTATTGATTTTAATATCGTAGAACTGTTTGATAATCTTGACGTATCTGATAGTGATTTTAAAAAAGTAATAAAAGAAGACTATGAAGAAGTATTCGACGAATATGAAACTGATGTAATGATTAAGTATCTTGTCAGCCACCTTGATACTTCTAATGTTGCGATATTGCTTATGTTTTTAACTGGCGTACGTATCGGAGAAGTTGTAACATTAAGGCATTCCGATTTTTCTGATAATACTTTTAACGTTCGCAGAACGGAGACGAAGTATAAAGATGAAAACGGAAACAATGTTGTTGAAGTAAAAGAGTATCCTAAAACCAAGGCAGGAATCAGAACAGCAATTATACCAAGTGATTATGTATGGATTTGCGATAAAATAAAACACATGAATCCGTTTGGAGATTACATTTTTACAAAAAATGATATTAGGATCACCGCACAGGCGGTTAGACAAAGGCAGAAAAGGCTTTGCAGGAAATTGAAAATTTATCCAAAGCCACCGCACAAAGTAAGAAAGACATATGGAACTATTCTTATGGATAACAATGTGGATAAGAGACTTGTTATGGATCAGATGGGGCATACAGATATTATGACATCAGAAATACACTATCATAGGAACAGGAAAACCATTGAAAAGAAATCGTCTATTTTGAGTAGTATACCAGATTTACAGGCAAGGTGATTTGACTACTATTTTTGCGAAAGTAGTCAAAAGTAATCAACAAAAAACACCTAGAAAGCCAGTAAATATGCGGAAAGTAAGAGGAATAGAGTGGGGTTCGAGCCCCCTTGCTTCCACTCGAAA